CGGTTGATGCCCGCCACCCGGGAGGCCGCCACCCCCGACGCCCCCTGGGAACGGGCCCGGAAGTAGGCCCTGACCTTCTCGGGTGGGGTCCCGGTGCCGGTGGGGACGTTGTGCGGCATCGGGACCAGATACTACCGGTGTTGGCCCATCTGCCCAACCGATGGCGGGCCTGCCCAATCAGCCTAGAATGGGGCTCTGACCTGGGGGAACGGGTCAGGGCTGGGGGATCGGATTGGTCACTGGGGGAGAGAGGGCCCGCCCAATTCGGACATACCGCCCTAAAGGCACACCCCGGGTCAAAGTGGACAATTGTTGGCCCGTGAGGGCCAACATTTGGGGCTTTTGTCCGAAATGCTCCTGTCGCTTTGTCCGATTCGTGGTGGTTCGTCCGGCCATGCAATCGCTATGCATGGTGAGGTTTCCCTTGACAATCATGTATGTCCGCATTGTGTAGATATATAGGCCCGTGAGGGCCAATGTTCTTCCCCAATTCGGACATTCTGCCCAAAGAAAGGCCCTCAAGGGCCTTTCTTTTGCACCCCTATGCATTTCTTTTTACATGGCGCGTAAAACGGACATTTCGGGCGGTCGCCCCCCGTGCGCCTACGTGCCTGCGTGCGGCCTGCGTGCGTTCGGGCCCTACTCCACCATGTCCCCTTCGCCCACTATGTCCACCATCTTAGTGAACATGGTCTAGGAAGGCTCCGGCAGGCCTCCTCGAGCTCCGACCCCCAGAACTCGTTCACTCTGCCCACCTGTCGCACTGCCGGCCCCACCTCGACCTCTACCTCAGGTTGAAGGTGTGAGCGATGGTTCACGCCGTAGTGGTCGAGGGTTGGGCGGGGTCGGCACTTTGGCTAACCCTCTAGCTGAGGTAGAGAGTTCGCCGGAGCTCGCCCTTGTCGCCCCGTGTCGTGATCTCCGAAACCCTAACCCTCTAGCTGAGGTCGAGGGTGGCCCGGGGGGGCCATCCTCAGCTATGCACTCTCGATAGGTTGCGTTCGTGGGCGCTACCCTGTAAGGTTGCACTCATGAGCAAACACGAAACTCCCCAGGCCCACACCACTACTACCCGTACCGTCTCGGCCTCCGGTCCCGGCGGCGTCGGCGGTACCGAGATCACCTGCACTTGCGGACTGGTCTGGACCGTCTCGCTGGCTGGCATGGCGGCAACCGAAGCCAGCGCCCATCTCGCCTGGCACGGTCGAACCCCGGACCGTAGGCGCCATCGCCCCGGGCCCACGCTGACGCTCCGGGCCGATGGCACCATGGAATGCTCCGCTGGCTGTCCACTCGTCATTCTTCCGGAGAATGCCGAATACCACCTCGACTGGCATACCCAGGAGGAGAGCGCCACCGCCGCCCCGAGCTCCGAGCCCGAGACCACGCCCGCCTTCGACCCTTACGACGTCGCCACCTACGCCGGCCGCCGCTTCACCTTCGTCGACCATGCCAACGCCTCGTTCTTCGGCATGGGGCCATGGCGTCTGGCCGATGGGGAGACAGGCAAGAGTCCCGCCGGCCTGGCCATCGCCCTGACTTTCGTACCCGTGGCCGACAGATTCGCCTACTCGCAGTGGGTCGTGGTCTGGCCTGCCGACGTACGTGCCACCTTCGCTATCGACGAGGAGGAAACCATGCGCAGCGATCACTGTCATGCCGACGACCGTGGCGAGACCTGCTTCGGCGCCGACGAGAATTGCCACCCACAGGAGGAGACCATGCGCAGCGAAGAGACCACCACCAAAGCTTCACCGACCGACGCCGGCTGTTGGATTGACGGGCATTGGGGCCAATACAGCGTGGCCCGCATGGTCGACATCGCCATGGCCCACGGCTACCGCGATGAGGAGGTCACTGGCCTCGCTGCCCGCATGCTGGCGCACATGGGCCCGAACATGGGCCGGACCGACATCGCCGATCTCACCGACGACGAACATGAATCGTTGTCGTGGGCAGCCGACGAAGTTGAGCAGTGGCTGAACGACAACGTCGCTCCTGAGGGCTATTCATTCGGTTGGCACGACGGCGAATTCTTCTTGCAGCCGGAGCAGTGGTGGGAGGAGGAGGAGGTCTACTAGGCGAAACGGGGTTTGCCCCGTCGCCCGGATTGGCATGCCGGGCCTGACGATGCCTGCCGACGAGAGAGGAAAAAACCATGCTCCCTACCTTCGCTCCCGGCATCACCGCCTACGGCGTCACCCACACTCCCTACGGACAACTGCGCCACCACGGCGGTCGGGTCTACTGGTCCGATTGTTGGGAGCGCATCTGGGATCTGGTGGCCGACGGGACCGTCACCGAAAAGTGCTACGGACCTGCCACCTACAACCATTCCGAGTTCTTCGTGGTGGCCACCTAGGCGAAACGCCGGCCCGCCCGGCGTCCGCAGGATTGGCATTCCTGCGCTGACGATGCCTGCCGATGAGAGAGGAATCAACCGATGAGCGACCAGACCGAAGCCGCCGACCAACTACGGGAGATGCTCCCACCCGGCTCCACCGCCCAAACCATTCTGCGCCACGTGTCCGCTTCCGGTATGACGCGCTGGATATCCGTTGTGATCGATGGTGAGGACTACTCCTGGCTGGTGGCCCGGGCCATAGGGACCCACATCGATTCCCGCCATGGTGGCCTGAAGCGTGTCGGTTGCGGCATGGATATGGGTTTCGACCTCGTCTACTCGCTGTCGCGCACGCTCTATCCCGACGGCTTCGCTTGCATCGGCGACAAGTGTCCCGCCAACGATCACAACAATCGGGTGGAGACGGATTGGCACAAGAGCGGCGGCTATGCCGTCAGTCAACGGTGGTTGTGATGGCCTGCCGACACTGCGATTCCACCGACGTCATCGGCCCGTTCACTATGGATGGCCACCAGGAGGGCGAGTACCGCTCCGACTGGTCGTGGCTGGTCTGCCGCGAGTGTCACCGAAGCACGGGGCTGGGGCGATGAACCTCGTTCGCCTACATCCTGATACCACGGTCTGCGGCCCGTCCCGCTACCGCGGGCTGTGCGGTTGTGGCGCCGATGTCTGCTCCGACTGTGACGGTACCGGCGTGGTGAGGATTCCCGACGACCTGGGCGACCAGTGGTCACCGCCGGCCGGCCCGTGGACCTACCGACTGTGCGATTGCGTATCCGAACCGATCGATGGAGACGAGGACTACCGATGACCAGACAAGAGGCTACCGACTTCCTGCGGGCCCGCTACGCCACCCAGGTGGCCAGGTTCCCCCGCACCGCCCGCATTCCCGAGGTCCTCTACGTGCGCAGGAACCTCCGCGCCGCCATGGCCATGACCGATCCGAAGGGACTCGACCGATGAACGTTGCCGACTACAAACCGGGTGGTCGCTGGCCCGCCAGCTGGCCCACTCCCCAAACAGACCCCGACCTCTTCAGCGACGACCAGCTGAAGGCGGAGATCCGCCATCTTCTCCGAATCGACAAGCGCCACGGGAACCATCCGTTGCGAGCGGCAGCCCGGTTGAGGTTGTACGGAGTTTTGAACGATCGCATCGCAGCCCGCACGCTTCCGAGAGAGGACCTGATCCGATGAATGAGGACTACTGCCGCGAGGACGCCGTGGCCGACGGTACCGACCGCCGGCCGCGCCTGATTCCCAAGCGACCAGCGACCGAGGCGCCTCCCGGTGTCACCCAGGAGCACTGGGAGCTAGCCAGCCGTGATGCATGCCTGGGAGTAGGCCACACCTGGACCGCTACGACCTGCCCCGCCTACCGAACTCTCGACCCTACCGACTGCACCTGTACTCCGAAAGGAGGAGAAGTGACTATGCCCGATCCCGAAACCTTTACCGACGATGCCGGCAGATATGCCGACCAGCACGCCCACAACGTCACCTGGATGACTGCAGAGGAGAGGAACGCAATGAGCTCGCCCGAACCGACCGTCAATCCCTGGGAAGAGCTGAACCGGCTGCGCAAGGCGGCCCGGCTGGCGCTGGCCTACACCACGCACGCACGGGAGTTACTCGGCGCCGAGACGGTAGAAGAAGTCTCCCGCATGGCAGGCGGGGCCAATTGGCACACACTGGCCAGAGCAAACCACATCAGCCGACCGTCAGAGGCCACCATCGCCCTGGCTGTGGAGCTCCTGGCCAGCGCCGCCCATCCCTCGGCCACCCGCCACCCGGAGGCGCCGGCCCGGCTGGCTCGGCCTCTGGCCTACGAGGACCGCCAGCCCTGGGGCCCGCACGGGCCCGGGCCGGCCTGACTCCCAGACTCTCACCGCACCTCGCGATCGAAAGGATCAGTAACCGCCATGCGCATCAACCACGACTACGAAGGGGCCGCCGCCGGCGTCGCCTTCCGACTCCGCCAGCTAGCCGCCGAGCTCGAGGCCGGTAGCGCCAATCACATTGCCTCCAGCCTGGCCGGCTGGTGGGGGGACACGACGCAGGGAGTTATGGAACTGCTCCAGCTAGCCGAGGTGGTGCGTACCACCGCCTTCCTCGACTCCCAGGTTCTCACTCCACCTAGCGATCGGGAGCAGTCATGATTCTCGACCTCGTCATCCTTGCTGTCTTCGTCGGTATCGGTTGGGCCATCTGGTGGGGGGCTTTCCGATCTTGCTCCAGATGCCTGCCCGGCGGAGGACCCTGCGTCCACCAGATCACGGCCAAGCAGGTGCGAACGGCCAAGAAGGCCGGCACCTACCGGGAGCCGGCGGAGTGGTATGTCTGCCCCCGCTGCGCCCGCTACGGGACCGATCCCCGCGAGCACGGCTGCGCCAGCCCCGCCAACGAAGCCGCCCTGCGCCAGTACCACACCCCACCTCGCGATAAACTTGCCCACCTGGAGGTTGACGAATGACCCGATTCTTGCCCACTGGCGAGGCAGCACCGAACGTGGCCGAGCGACCACTCTCCGGCCCAATCGATGCCCCAGCCTCTGCCCCATCGCGGGAGAAGCGAGTCCGGACCTTCCAGGTGTGGGCAGACGATCCCGAGCCGTCTTGGTTCCCCACCCTGGAAATGGCCTTCGAGCAGGTAGAACAGGCCAGCCGGCGGGCCCGGGACCGACGCGACCTGACCGTCTGGGTGGCCGTCAAGCGCCTCGGCGTGAGCACGCGGTGGTTGGGCAGGCGCCTGGGGCTGCCCAATACCTACGTCGGCCGGCTGGTGGCGGCGGGGGCGGCCGTGGTCGAGCGGGAGGGACTCAGCGGGGAGCAGGCCGAGGCCAGGGTGGGGTTACGGTGAGCCATGCCCTGCTCGACTACGCCGTCGCCTGGGCGGAGAAGAAGCGCTCCATCGAGGCCCAGGTCGAGGCGGTGTGCTTCACCTGGGAGATGGTGGTGGCCCAGCAGCGGCGCCAGGTCATCGCCTTCATGTTCGACATGCACACCAAGGCCCCGGCTCCTCAACCCACCTAGCGGTTCAGTGGGCCGGCGGAGCGTCGGTGTGACGGCGGGGAGGACCGGCCAGGCGGGCCGCCGGTGGCTCCCGCAGATAGGCCGCCACCCTCTCGTAGAAGGCGGGGTCCTCGCCGAAGCGGCCCAGCAGGTCGTAGTTCTCCCGGGCACAGAGGCAGCCGCGTAAGGCCCCGTCGCCATGGGCATGGTCGATCTGAGGTCCCCGGCCCTGGCGGAAGGGGCGCAGGCAGGCGGGGCAGGCGTGGCCCTGGAGCTCCAGCAGGTCGGTGAAGTCCTTGGGGGTCATGCCGTAGCGGGCCAGGCGCCGGCGGAGAGCAGCGTTGGCCTCAGCCACGCTCAGCCCCGTCGATAAGTCGTACCTGCTCCGCTGCCCAGCAGTGGGCGCAATAGCCGTCGTAGCCGATGCAGGCCAGAGCTTCTCGGGCACAGACTTGGCTCGCCATCATGCGGAGGCGGCGCACTAACTCGGCGTGCTGATCGGCCACTACTGCCTCCTCTCGTCGAGCCAGCCCAGCCAGTCGCTGTCATAGCCGGTGATCGAGCGGGCCACGGGGCGGCCCTGGATGGCCCTCTCCCGCGTCCGGGTGGTCAGGTCCACTATCCGGCCCGGGGCGGTCCGACAGCGCCTACAGCGGCCCACGAGGGCCCCCTCGAGGATGATCGTGGCCCGCTCCGAGGGGGAGAGGACGCCGCCGCAGCTCACACAGAGGCGGGCAGCCTTGCGCCGGCGGGTCACCTCGGAGGTCCCGCCCCAGGTCCCGGGCTCGTTGTGGGCGATGGCATAGGTCAGGCAGGGGTGGCGCACACAGCAGGCCTCGCAGAAGCGGGCGGCGTAGGCGGAGACGTAGCTCTTGGAGTTGCGGGCGGGGAACCAGGGGGTGGCGTCCTGTCCCCGGCAGGCGGCGAGTGACCACCAGTTCTCGCTCACCGGCCGATCACCACAGAGTGAGCTGCTCGCCGTCCGCCGGCGAGGATGTAGCGGCCGATGTACTCGGCGACCTGGGGGACGACGGCGTTTCCGAGAGCTCGGAGCTGATCTCGAGCCAGTCCAGGGGGAAGCCCATGAGCCACGCGACCCACTTCGGGTTCAGCTTCCCACCACTGGCCCCACCGCCCCGGGGAGGAGCCGCCCCCGTCGCTCCCGGCAGGGTCGGGTAGTCCCTCCCGCTCCGGTGCATGTAGCCGGCGTTGAGGTGGTCGTTGGCCGTCGGCGTTGGCCAGAGGTCGTGCCTGGCCATGTGCTCCAAGGACGGCCGGGCCTTGCCCTCCCGGGAGTAACCCCTCGGGTCGCTCGAGTCCGAGCCCCCCTTGTTGGTTCCATAGCTGACGGCGCTGGGCGTGGGCAACGACGAAGATCCGTTGCCGGAGGTGAGGAGCTCCAAAGGCGGCAGCTGGTAGGCGACCCCATTCCGCGTCATACCCCAGTAGGGCCAGGTCCCCGAAGACCTCTTGCGCCGCTCGCCCGCCGCCAACCGTGAGGAGGGCGGGCACGTTCTCCAGCAACGCCCATCGGGGTCGTAGGTGGCGAAGGCAACGGGCGAATTCGGGCCAGAGCCAGCGCTCGTCTTCTTGCGCTTTCTGGCGGCCGGCGGCGGAGACGGGCTGGCAGGGGAAACCGCCGGCGACGAGGTCGACAGGGGCGACTCCGGCCCAGTCGACGTCTCGAATGTCTCCGTAGCGGGTGACGTCGGGCCAGTGGTGGGCGAGGACCCGTCGGCAGTAGTCGTCGACCTCGACCTGCCAGGCGCAGGTGAAGCCCGCCCGCTCGAGGCCGAGATCGATGCCGCCGATGCCGGCGAAGAGACTACCGACGGTGAGCTCCACTTTTTCGCCTCCACCATGTGCTTGACGATGCTGAACGGATTGACGTCGTCGACCACCGCCTGGAGCATGACGCCGACCACCTCGCCGGTGCCCGGGGGCACCTCGGCCACCAAGGAGTCGTAGACGTTGAGCACGAAGCGCCCGCCGATGCCGGCCAGCAGGGGGGTGGCCTGCATCTGTACGTCGCGGATGAACTCGCCGACGTTGCCCTGGCAGCCGGCGTTCCAGGCATCCTTGTAGGGGTCGAGGTAGCCCGGACCCCGGAAGTGGCGATAGCGGCCCGGGGGATAGAGGCGGATCTTGCCCTCCTCCCGGGCGATGTCCTCGTAACGGGCCTTGGCCCGCTCGAGGGTGGGGAACATGTGCGCCAGGCGCACCACGAAGGTGCGGGCCCGGCCGACGTCGGGCAGCACCAGCTTCCCGGTGCGCTTGCACGCCTCGGTGGCCAGCACCTGGGCCAGCTTGGCCGGGCCCCCGCCGTACTGGCGGGCGAGGACCACCGTCTTGGCCGTCTGGCGGGGGCAGTCCAGGTCGGCGGCGATCTCGGAGTAGAAGTCCCGGTCGGGGTCGTTGAGGATGGCCAGCATGGCCGGATCCCGCGACAGCGCCGCCGCCTTGCGCACCTCGGCCTGGGCCAAGTCGTACTCCCACAACTCCAGCCCCTCTGCTGCCACCAGCACCTCCCGCACCTCGGCGATGGCGTTGTCGGGGCGGGGGATGGTCAACAGGTTCGGCTCCCTGGCCGTCACCCGGCCGGTGCGGGTGTAGCCGTAGGAGGGATGCACCCGGCCCGTCGGGTCGGCCCGGGTGAGGAGGGGCTCGTAGTAGCCGACGATGGCCTTGGCCAGGTGGCGGTACTCGAGGATGAGCCCGACCCGGGGATCGTGGGCCAGCTCGATCAGCGCTTCCTTGGCGGTGGAGTCGGCCCCCGAGTCGGTATGCCAGCGACAGCGATGGCCCCACGTCCCGTAGACCAGTTCGGCCACTTTCGGACCCTGGGCGTTGGCACCCAGGTCGATGCCCTGGCTGGCGAAGACCGCCCGCAGACGCTCCAGGCGAGCGAGGTCCCGGGCTCGTAGCACCTGAGCCCGGGCCTCGCTCACGCCGAGGCCGACGCGCTCCATCTCGTAGACGGTGCGCTGCCAGTCCATCTCCCTGGGCATGGCCACGCCGATGTCGGGGCGGCCATCGGCGATCAGGGCCTGCTGGTGGTGATACAGCCGGAGCGTCAGCTCGGCGTCCTTGGCCGCGTAGGCGGAGATGTCGGCGACGGTGAAGGTGCCCCAGTCCTTGGGCTGGCGCCGGGGGTCCTGCTCGGCCAGGGCCCGGGCCTGCTTGCGGGTGTATCCATTCTGCTTGCTGTTGTAGTACTCGTCCTCGAGATCCTTGAGCGTGGCCCCCCGGCGCAGTCGGTCGAGGTGGCGCTTCTCGTCGCCGGCGTCGTGACCGAAGAGCAGCGAGCACCGTTCCTTCAACCCGTGGTTGAGACCCTCGGCCTCCAGCCAGCACCCCACCCAGGTGTCCCAGGCGTTGACCGCCCAGTCCTTCTCGGGGACCAGCTGGGAGAGCGAGAGCCAGTCGACACCTTTGGCATGGTGGTAGAGGAGCGGGCCGGCGTGGCCGGCCAGGCGGTAGGCCACCCGCCAAGCCGACTCCTTCGACCAGTTGCCCCCGCCGGGGTGGGAGACGGGCACGTAGACCGACCAATCGCCGGCGGCGACGGAGAAACCTCGCAGCTCGGAGCCGGCCCACCTCGGGGCGCCGTTGGTCTCGACATCGACCGAAATTGCTTCTCCTGATGGGACTGCCATGATCCGATCAAGGAGTTCAGACTCAGACATCTGCACTGAGAAACCGTCCTGTGACTGGGTCATTCCTTCTACCTGGACCTTGATGGCTTAGTGCAATTTCAAAGGCTGACCGTTTTACAGAGCCGAGGTACGGCCAGAGACGCCCATATACCTGCCTGATGGTCACCATGCTGTCGGTCTGCCACTGCCAGTATGGCTTCCGCTGGTGTCCGTTGCTCTTGTTGAGATACGGGCCGCGAACTCGACCGACACCGACTATCCAGCAAAAGCGATCCAATACCTCCCGGTGATTCTGAGCAATAGAGGTAACAGGGCGTGTGTAATGTTTCCCCCGCTTTTTGTTGAAGCAGGCGGTAATACCGGCGTATCCCTCACCATCAAAAAATCCAGCCGCCCACGCGTAATCTGTTTCCCCAGGCTCAACTGCTTCTCTCCAGACCACGTTCCCCCCAGCTTGACTCGGCTTGACAGGCTCAATAAGCTCACGCTCCGCAGAGCGGGCGGAGCCCCGGAGCGGAGCTTCCCTGACGGGGGTGTGCCCGTTTACCATTTCGCCGGTCCCTCCACGAACTTCCTTTTTCCCGGCTTGTGCCCGTTGGCCGAAGGCACGCCGACCGGCAACAGCACGCAGGACCCGGTGCCTTCCACGTCCACCCGCTCGTAGATCACCGGATCGGTCTCGGCGGCGCCGTCTTTCTGCTTGTCCACCACGAGCCGACAGCGCCTCGTCTTCGGCGGCGGCCCAGCGATCTCGTAGTCGTCCTCGTCGTAAGCCTCAGGCTCCTCCTTCGCCCGGCGCTTCACCGGCTTGAGATAGAGCACGGTGTCACAGGCGGCGTAGAGAGCCGAGCTTCCCCGCTGGCGTTCGCCCGACCAGCCGGTGTGGTGGAGCAGTAGAGCGGAGGCGCCGCCGGCACTGGCCTGGAGAGCAGTGACGTTGGCCACCGCGATGCTGGTGTCCTTGGCCGAGTTCTCGTCGGCGCCGGCCATGAAGCGGGCGTAGGTATCGAAGACCAGCAGGTCGAAACGGCCGGCGGCCCGCAGCTCCTTACCGAGTTCGGCTGCCCGCCTGGGGTCGGTAAGGGCAGCAACCCCAGGTCGCACCAGCAGGTTCTCCTCGGGTACCAAGCGCTCGTGGTGCTCCTCCCAGGCGTCGACACGGCTGTTGATGCCGGAGAGTCCCTCGGCCAGCAGCAGAGCGACCCTCGCTCCTCGGTAAGCCAGGGCGCAGGCCCAGGTCACAGCGAGGAAGGTCTTGCCCACCTGGGAAGGGCCCACCAGCTGCGCCAGAGAAGCGGTGGGGAGGTACGGCTCTACCAGCCATACGGGTGGTTTTAGGTCACGGAGAGTTGTCCGCGTGTACCACCCGGCTGGTAAAGTATGCAAAGGAGTAGGGGCCACGCATCGGCACCTTTCTCAGCAAGAACCCCCCGGTTGACAAGCCGGGGGGTTCTACTTTTCGACCAAGCCGGGGCGGCTCTCTCCGATGAAAGTGACGGGCTCGTCGTCGTCGTCGTCCCACTCCACTGTGACATCTCGGTCCCGTTCTCCGACGGCGTAGTGTGCCACGCTCCGGGCGATGCGGGCAAGGTCTTCATCGGGCAGAGAAGGCCTGCAAATCAAGGCGTTCAGCGTTTCCAGAACACCGGCGATGGTGTGCTGTGACGCACCATGGCGACGGAGCTGGCCGGCCAGGGAAGTGAGGGCGTTGTCGCGGTGGCCCTCGGGGATGTAGTTCCATCCATCGCCCCCGCCCTCGGCCCAGATGTCATCGATCGGGACCTGCTCGAGCAGCCACTCCTCGGGAGCCAGAGGAAGATAGGCAGGGTCCGTCAGCGCCTGCATCGTCCACTCGTAGTTGCGGCCGCAAGGGTGTACGGAGGGTGGTATCACCTGCTGGGCTCCGGGACCGGTGCGGATCTCCAGATCGGGATGCAGACGGAAGGTGCGCAGCTTGGTGTCGACCGGTCGGGCGTACCAGTAGGCACACCGACCCGGGCGCCCTCGGCTGACAACGGTCGTCCGTACCGGGCAGTTGTCGGCCCACCAAGAAGAGGCGTCCTGCGAATCGCAGTCGGCCACGACGATGTCGTCGAGGCGCATGCCCCAGTTGCAGTCGGGCACCGACGCCGCCACCTTGGCCCAGGTGGGCGACTCCGGCGGCAGAGACGACCAGCCGTAGACCAGCGGACGCTTGTCCCTCGGCACCAGCGGGATGCGGACCAGGCTCACTTCTTTGCCTCCGCCACCATGCACTCCCAGCCCAACGCCCCGTAGCCGCAAAGGTCGGTCCACGAGTCCATGGAGCCGGGCGAGGTCACGCAGCGCCAGAGCTTGAGGGCAGCCAGGCAGAGGGCCACCTCGTGGGAGGCCACCGGGCGGTGGAGGATCACGCTCCACAAGGCGGCGACGTTGGCGAAGGACTCGGCCGCCGGCCCGTAGTCGTTGCGCCGGTCGCCCCGGATCAGCGACTCGGCCCGGCGCAGCACCTGGGCGCTCTCGGGAACGACCTCGGGAATCTCCGGCGGATGGTCTTCAGTCATGGTTCGATCTCTCCTACTCTCAAGGCATCGATGACCGATCTCTTCTGGGCCAGCAGGCGGTTGATCTTGACATCCACGGTGTTCCGGGCCGTCACCATCCAGGCGAAGACGGCATCGACCTGGCCACTCCGACGGATGCGCCCGATGGCCTGCTCCTCGTCACTGGGGCGCCACGGGCGGTCGAGCAGCACGACGTGGCGGGCCACCTGGAGGCCGTCGACTCCTTCCCCCAGGGTGGCCAGTGTGCCCGCCAGCACCCGCACCTTGCCCGCCTTGAAGGCCTCCAGGGCCAGCTGACGATCGGCGCCGGCGACGCCGCCGTGAACGTAAGCCCCTCCTGTCTCACTAGCAACACGCTCGGCCGCCGCTCTCGACCACGTCAGCACCACCACCTGCTCGGGGTCGAGGTCGGCGATCAGTTCCAGGGTGGCGGCGATCTTGGTGCCGGGCTCGGCCCTGGTGGCGCCGAGCGCCTCCATGTCGGAGACGATCTGGCGGAAGCGGGTGATTCTCGACACTTCGTTCGCCGTCTGGATCAGAGTCCCGTCCTCCAGCTGGGTCCAGTGGCGCTTCTTCAGGTCGTCGTAGGCCTTGCGCTCCTGCGTATCGAGGTCGACCTCGAGCACCGTGACAGTCACCGGGGGCAGGTCGGGGAGGAGCTCCTCGAGAGAGCGCTGGAGGAGGACGGGGGCGAGCTCGCGGCGAATCTTGGCCACCGCCTCAGGGCGCAGGCCGGTGATGATCTTGACTGGGGCCCGGCCACCGAAGCGGGCGAGATCGACGATGCAGTGCTCGTTCACCCATCGCCAAAATGAGGGCCAGTACCTCGGATAGAGCATGTGGAGAAGCGACCAGGCCTCGTCGGGCCGATTGGGGATCGGCGTTCCCGTCAGTCCCCAGACCCTGGGGACCCTGGCCGCCAGGCGCCAGGCCGCCTTGGTCTGCTTGGCGTTGCGGTTCTTGAGACGGTGAATCTCGTCGAAGATCACCGTGTCCCAGTGGACCGGGAGCAGATGCTCCACATCGATCCGCATCGCCTCGTAGTTGAGAATCAGGGCGGCTGGCTTACGAACGCACATCACGTCGTCTTCTGCTCTGAGACGCCGCTCGGCAGTGCCCCGACCGTCAAGCACAGTGGCTCTTGGCCACCATGTCTCCGCCAATTCCTGCCAGTGGTGGGCCACGTTGTTGGGGCAGACGATCAGTGCCCGCTCCGCCCCCACTTCGGCCAAGCTGGCCAGTGCCACCGGAGTCTTCCCCGATCCAGGCGCGTCGCCGAGGATGGCCCGGGGCTTGGCCAGGAGAAAGCTCATGGCCTGTTTCTGGTAGGGGCGGAGCTCGGGCATTACGCCAAGTTACAGTATGGAGAGCCCCCAAGCTAGTAACTGACGTACCCCTCTGGTACGCTTTCCTTCGTGCCCCGCATGCCCCAGCCGACCGAGCCCCTCCCCGAACCCATCGAGATCCTGCGGCCCAACGCTTGGCCCCAGATCAGCTACTCATCAGCCACGACGATGGGTGCGTGCGAGAAGAAGTTCTCCTACCGATATCTCCAGCGCCTGCCCGAGGAGCCCACTCCGGCCATGGCCAAGGGCTCGCTCTTCCACCGCGGAGCACGAGCGTGGTGGTCGGGCGGTAGCTGGGAGGCTGAGGTCAAGTCAGCGGGCGAGGAGTGGATTGCCGCCAACCCCGAGGCGATGGCCGTTCCCGACTGGATTCCCGACTGCTCCTGGCTGCTGCAGCGCTACGCCAGCATGTACGAGGCCGAGCGTGAGGCGGTAGAGGTGGTGGGTACCGAGATCCCCTTCCGCCTGCGCCTCCCCGGTCGCTACGCCTGGCTGGTGGGCTCCATGGACATGGTGCTGCGCATCGGTGGCCGACTGTGGGTGGTCGAGATCAAGACCATGGCCGACTTCGACCGACTCGAGGCCTTCACCTGGGACAGTCAGCTCACTCTGTACTACTGGGCCGCCGCCGAGCTGGGCATGGCCCCCTGGGGCATCCTGCTGGAGGCGGCGAAGACATACCGTTGGAAGAACCCGCGGCCCGTCGAGGACTCCTTTCAGCGCCGCTGGCTGGACCGCTCCGCCGACCACATCGCCGAGGCCCTGGCCGACGCCGACGCCGTCCTGACCCGGCAACGTGCCCTGGCCAACGGCGCTCGGCCGGTGCGCAACATCGACAGGCCGTGCAACTGGTGTCCCCACCGGGAACCCTGCCGCACAGAGCTCGCCTTCGGCCCCATGACCGTCGAGTGGGAGGAAGACTAGATGCCAGGCCCGGTGATCCGACCGCCAATCCCTATCTCACTGGCCAGGGAGCGACTGCGGATCCTCGTCTACGGGGATCCCAAGGTGGGCAAGACCACTCTCGCTCTCACCGCCCCCCGGCCAGTCGTCATCAACACTGACGACGGCCTGGTTTCCGTCGCTGTCCAGGGTGCGACCGGCTTGGAGTTCCGGCCCACCGGCTACAAGGAGATGGAGGGCATCTTCTGGTGGTGCAAGGAGAACGCCGGCGAGTACGACACCATTGTCGTCGATGACCTGACCACGCTCCAGCGTCTGCTCATCGACGAGATCCATGACGCCGGCCTCGCCGCCGGCAAGCAGGGAAAGCCGGTGATGCAGTTTGTCCCCGAGCAGGGCGAGTACCTCGCCAACCAGGGCCAGGTGGCACGCATCCTCACCGACCTGCGACGCCTGGGCAAGCACATGATCGTGATAGCTGGCGTGCGTGAGCGCCTCGGCAAGCGCTCTCCCGACGTCTCTCCCGGGCTCACCTCCATCGTCACCCACTGGGCGTCGGTCATCGGTGAGTTGGACAAGATCACCCACAACCCCAAGACGGGCGAAGAGCTCGACACACCCCGTCGACTGCTCCGCACCAGCGGATCGAACCGGGAGGCGGGATCCCGCTTCCGGTCCCTCGAGCCCCACGTCTGGGATCCCACTTTCGAGAAGCTGTGGGACGCGGTAACCAAGGAGTACGCCGAGGCCGAGGCCAAGAGCCAAGCCACCGTCAGAAAGGAAAGCGCGTGAGCGACGATGAGTACCGGGACGAGGAGCTGGAGAAGATGTTCGCCGAGGGCCCTGCCGCCTCCGACGACGAGCAGTGGGATATCGACTGGAGTCCCGAGCAGGGACTCGTCCCCACCGGCGAGCGCGACGCCCTGCTGGCCGATGTGAAGAAGGGCGAGACCTCCGGCTTCGGCGGAGCGACCAAGAAGCCGGCGATCATCTGGTCGGTGACCGATGTGGAGACCGGACGCACACTGACCAAGGCCATCCCCATGCGCGATGGCAACGGCATTGAACGGCTCAACATCGACTGCGCCCGGGCCTTCGGCGTCGAACCCGTCGAGAAGCCCAACGGCGGCTGGTCGATTCCCGGCACCCAGGTGCGTTCCCACATCGGCGAGAAGTGCAGGATCAAGGTGAGCCACTGGACGGACAGCAACGACAACCTGCGCGACTCCCTCGACACCATCCTGCCCTCGGTGCTGGGCCAGGAGGCACTCGACCTGCCCGAGTATCCCGACGAGCCGGAGCCGTGAGCGATCCCCAGCCCCCCGAAGGCGTCCTCTACGAGTACCGTCCCTCGTGCAGCCGTTCTGACTGCGACGCGTGGCCGGTGCCGGGGGGTGTGTTCTGTGCCCGCCACATCGCCGAGATCGAGGCCGGGGTGAAGCCCGGACTCTCCGAAGCGCAGTGGGTGGGAGGCGTGGACCCGGCGGTGGCACAAGCCAAGGCCGATGCGCTCGAGCCCGGCTTCGCCACTCAGATGGAGGACGCCATCGTGGCTGATCTGGTGAAGGACGGCTGGACGGAGGAGGACGCCCGGATCAAGGCTCGTGCGCTGAACCGGGACAAGCCTCAGCCCCTGGCCTCGGTGGGTCCCGACCCCGACACCGCCTACCCGGCCGAGGCATTGCGTATCGACGTGCCGACCTGGAATCAACGAGTGGGGATCGATTCCCCCGAGAAGCAGCCATTCGACCCCGCCGCCGAACTGCGGGCCTACCTCGATGGGGCGCACGGAGCGGTGAAGCAGGCAACTGCCAGGGTTCTACTGGACGCCATGCTCATGGTACTGGCGAGGCTCTGATGGGCGAACAGATCGCCGAGAGTATCGTCGAGACGAGGCTCTACTACGTGGCCGAAGCGTTGAAGCGGGCGACCGAGTTCTTCGTCGCTCGGGACGAGATGAACGCCCATGTCCATTGTGCTGACGTGCGTTTGTCTCCGATCACGCTCCAGGTCATCAAGGCGATGGAATACGCCTGCGACATGGTGATCGAGGAACGACAGTCCGACGGGACGGCCGCACATGACTGAACCGACGCAGCACGCCGAGACTGTGCTGGCCGAGATTCGGGAGCGCCTCGCCAACATTCCGCCTGACCAGTGGTTCTGGGACCATTTCACAGCAGAGGACATGTGGCTGGTGTTGCAACACTTCGATGGGATCGCTCAGTCCAGCGCCCCCAAGCAGCCTCAGACGCCCGAGGAGTGGGTGGAGTGGGGACGCTGGGACAACGAACAATCCGACGGGAGAGACGATGCCTGACGGACTCATCTGTCCGAGGCTGAGTGACCTCCCCGTGCCCGAGTCCGGTTCGGCTCTACTGATCTGCTCCCGCTGTGGTGTGGACGTTGTGGCTGCACCATCGAGCCTTGACTATCTCGGGCGGGTACCGGACCTGATCCCGATCTACTGCCCAGGGTGTGCGCTGGCGATTGCGAAGCAGGCGAAAGCACAGTTCGACGGGGCTGACGCTGGGAAACTAGAGCCATGAGCGACGAGCGGATCAAGCATCTTGAGATGGCTCTCCAGAACATCCGGGGTGAGTGCAAGCTGCGACTGAAGGGCAGCACCGAGGACTCGCTGGCGTGGATTCTAGAGGTCGCCGAGGCCGCACTAGTCGACGGGGAGGGGCGCGCCGATGGATAAGCGACAGGGCGCCGATACCGTGCGGGTGCGAGACGCCCTCAACGGCATCCTTGCCGCCCTCCAGACCTTCGTTCCCGTGATTGCCAAGGCGGGACTCACCTACGAAGACCTGAACGAGGTGATCGGGCCGTATGGCTACACCGTCCACGCCAAGTAACGCCGATACTGTTGCAAGCGCTGGGTCGGATCCCGCTGAGAGATCCGCTAAGGGCGTAGCCGAGAGGGCAGCCACCCAGCACGCCGACACTGTGCCGGACCCACGCCCGGCCGGTCGCTGCATCTGTCATCCCGGGGACGGAACTGAAGCGTGCATCTATGAGGACTTCTGCTACTCGGAGTGGCTTGGCCAGCGGCAAGCTGAACTGGAGCGGACGAGGCCACAACCCGACGGGACGGGCGCACCGGACGATATACGAGGCGATAAAGAGTGATAGACGATCAGCACACCGATTACGAGCGGGACATCGTTGCCTACTGGAACGGATTGTCCAAGGTGGAGTTCTGGCGTCTCAGTCAGGGCGACGTGCAGAACCTCATGGACGAAGCAGTCGAGGAGATCGAGCGACTGCGGCGAGAACGGGACATGGCCCGAGAAGAGATCGCTTGGCTCAGAGAGCGACAGTCTGACGGGAGAGACGATGGAGCCTAGGCGGGTCTACGACAAGCTCAAGGGCGACTTCGGCACAGCGGTCGAGTACCTCGGCAATGGTCGCTACCGAGTCGAATGGGACGACCCGACGCCATGGCAGCACAAGGCCGCTGCTGATATCCCCGGCAAATTCTTTGAGTGGGCCATCCCGCAACAGTTCGACGGTTCTCTGACCCCGGCGCAGGCGGCTGAACTCGACTCCGGCGGGATGGACCACATCCGATGACTGAACCCACCCAGCACGCCGATTATGAGCGGGACCTGTTCTTGGCTGACATTACGCTCGTCGCCACCTGGGCACGCAAGAACAGCGTCAACCACTTGGTTCGGGAGTCGGCGGAGCGGCTGCTGCGAGAGTCAGAGTTCCATCGAGCGCTACGACACTTCGACGGTGGTGCCGCACGGTGAAGCGCTACGCCAGCGAGCTTCCCGCCTGCCCCAACTGCGGTGATGAGTGGGCTTATGAGGCAGATGGCAAGTGGGGCTCCAGAGTCATCGGTATCTACTCCAGGGAGCGGGACATGATCGTGGCATGGCGTTGCCCGGTCTGTGCCATGGAGTGGCCGAGAGACGCTCGTATCGAGGGCCCTGTCGCTGATGAGAACATGAAGTCATGAAGAAACTGATTGGCCGACTGATCCACAAGGAATGGGACGGCTACACGAAGTCCTGGGTACGTCTAGGATGGATCGCCGAGCGCCAAGAGTTCATGGATGAGGAGTACGAGCGCTGGCAACGAGGCGAGCGCCAGGGCGGTACTTGTCTCGACTGCGGACAACCGACTGATGACCACCCCATGCCCGACCGTCTGTGGCGCAGTGGTCCTGACCTCTGCACTCAGGTGCGACAGTTCGACGGTGACGTGAGCGCTACCTAGATTCCTCGCCGAAGCTGCAGGAGCCCGGCTGCACGCACACGATCACCTGGTCGTTGTCCTCGCACTTCTCGGCCCCGTGGCAATCGCCCGAGCCATCGGCCAGGGCTACTCCTCCGCCCAGTCCGTAAGCGGCCGCAAGCACCAGGCCAGCAAGCCACGAGCCAATTCGACGACGAGCCACAGTCCCACCCCCGCGACGACGGTCCACCAGTTCACAGTAACCCGCCCACCACTTCGCGCACCGTAGATGTCACGATGTCCCGAGCGGCATCGGTCACCTCCCCGGTGGTGCCCACCACCGTCTCGTCGAGCTGTTCCACCGTCTTGGTGGCCGCCTGTGTCGCCGCCTCGGTGATCTTGGTGGCGGCGGTCGTCACCGGGGTGACCACCTGGCGCACACCGACGAAGGCGAGGAACACCCCGCCGAGAGCGACGGCCAGCTGGGGATTGTCGACGAAGATGCCGATGACGACGCCGATCAACGAGGCGATGGCGCCGGCCAGCGCCGGTTGAGAGCGCAACCAGTTCATGGTCCCTCTTCCTTGGCATCGTCGAGGACGATCTCGGCCTCTTCGGCTGTTGTCTGCAGTTCGATGATCGCGTCGGACACGTCATGCACAGCCTGGCGGGCACTCGTCTGCGCCTCGTCCAGCTGGTAGCGCTGGAGGGCGGGAAAGCCCTTCCTCCGCAGGTTCCAGTCCAGCATCGTCAGACGCAGCTGCTCGAGCCAGGCGAACAGCCTCCTTCGCCTTTTCGGCCCGCCAGCGGCGGGTGTGCTCACGGTTGCAGATCCGACATCTGGGTCGCCCCCTCTTGTCGATGTAGAGGTTGCGTTCGTCATAGGCATGGCCGTGGACACAATGGGTCTTCACGTCCTAGTGGTCGTTGCGGCGGCCGAGTTCCTCGCTGATGCGCTGGATCAGCTCGCTGGAGCGGGTGATGGCCGGGATGATCACCTCCCGGTCGAGTTCCTCCAGGCGCCGTAGATCGGCCAGGGCCCGGTCGAGATCGTGCTGGAGGCGGTCCACCGCCGGCTTGGCCCAGATCCAGCCGAGCATGAAGCCGACGACAACCAGGCCTAACACCCCGAACTGGGCGAAGGTGAGTGGATTCGGATCCACCGCGAACCATGTCAGTGGGTCACGCTCGCCCGCTGAAGGCCTCGACCTTGGCGGCCAGGGCCTGGGCGAGAGCGCCGAGCTTCTCCAGCTCCTCGCCAGTGAACTCGACCCCCTCTCCCAGACCGTCGATGGCCTGGGCGAGGACGAAGAGGAGCTCCCGGCCGACGCTGTCGCCGAGTCCTTCCAAGATTGCAACCACATCAGCCTCCAACGGTGAGTCGAAAGATGGCCAGAGCGAATTGGACCGACTGCTCGACAATGGTGACGATGACGTCGGGCAGCTTGGACGGATCAGCAACGAGGCTAGCGAAGGTGGCAAGCAAGGACTCTCCTCTCTAGGACTTGCCGCTGAAGGCGACGATGACGGTCACGGCGACCCCAACGAGGGCGATGACGGCGAGGATCCAGGGCAACATCTCGCTCCGTCCCATGGTCTGGCCCACCTTGGCCGCCTCCACCGCCTTGAGCCGATCGCGCAGGTCGAGGGTGTTGACCTCCATGGTCTTGCGCAGTTCGTTGATGATCTGGGCCTGGGCACCGAAGCGGTTCTCCGCCTCCGAGCGGGGCATGACCACCGACAAGGCCTCCTGGAGCTTGTTCAGGGTGACGTAGACGGCGTCGGCCCGCTTCTCGACGCCGACCTCGGACTTGACGATGGCCTCCTTGGACGCCTCGGCGGCGGCAGCAATCGCCTTCTCGCTGGCCAGGAATGCCGCTAGCACTGCCTTCTCCCGCTCGGCTAGGGCGGCCTGGACGGCTATCTGCTGGGCGTCGAAGCGCTCGGCGTAGCGGTCGTCCCGCTCCTTGAGGATGGTGTCGTAGTGCTCGCGGATCGCCTTGATCTCCTCGGTCAGGCGCTGGGCGGCGAGTTCCAGGGCGGCACTGGCCGAGGCTTCGGCCAGCTGGTGCTCCCGCTCGTGGCCGACACTGAAGTCCTGTCCCAGTTCCCGCAGGAACTCCAGGATGCCGGGATCCAGGCCCCGACGTTCCCGGTTCGACCTGGGAGGCAAGGAAGATTCGTCTGTCATCGATCCTCATCCGAGAGGTGTCTTCACAAGATGCCTACCTTGCAGATGAGGACACCCAGGATCAGGCCGATGGCGAAAAGCATCCAGCTGTTCATTTGCCGAACTCGTACTCCTCCCCCGACGAAGCGACGATGACGTAGCCCTCACGATCGTTGCTCCGCGGCTTGATCTGGACGAAGGTACGGGGAACGTTGCGGTGGCGCTCCTCCAGAGAGAAATAGCTGCCGTAGAAGGGGGTGATCGGTTCGGCATGATCGTAGGACCGCACCCCACCATCGCGGGTCAGCACCCACACCCCGCCCTGGGGACTGCACATCCCGTCCACCGGATCGGCCATGTCTTCCCTCCCGTCGGTGTCGTCGATGATCTCGTCGCTGTGGACGGCCATCTTCGGGAACAGCTCAGCCAGGTCGACGCCGGGATCGACGGCGACGTGGACGTGTCCGTGATGCAGCCGCTCGGCGTAGCGCCTGACCCGCTTTCCCCGCTTGATGTTGTAGGGAGCCGTGGCCAGGATCAACTCGTTGAGGTGGGCCTCGACGGGCACGAAGGCCCGGAAGATCTCCAGGAGGCCGGGGGTGTCCAGGCCGGGCGCCGGATCGCCGAAGTCGACGGCCAGCTTGCGGCCGTGGCGGGAGGGGTGACCAGCCGCCGTGCGGGCCCCGGGCCGGAAGGTGGACGAGACGTGACCGAGCACGCCGGTGGCCCGGAAGTACTCGACGATTCCCTCGATCTCGCGGCTGGCATGGAGGTCGATCATCTACTCTCCGCCCTTCTGGACGAAGTTGCGGACGAACTTCTCGGCGTCGTTCTGTTCCAAGACGGCGTCGATCTCGTCGAGCCAGTCGGCGGCGTCGTCGACCAGGGCGTGGTCGGTGACGGGGGGCTCGACCACCTCGGGCTCGGGCTCCCGGCGGGACCGCGCCCGGACCTGCTGGGAAGCGGCCGTCACCAGCCCACCGCCAGCCAGTTGACGCGGTACAGGCCGCCGTCGCCCACCTCGGCCCCGGCGGTGTCGAAGACCTTGTACTTGAACGACGACACCGTGTTGTTGGCGTTGACAACCGACGGGATGGAGGCATTGTTGTCGCCCTGGCTGATGAGGACGGTCAGCACCCCGGTCGGGAAGGCCGTGGAGTAGGTGACGGTGAGTCCGCCAGCGGCGTAGGTCTGGACGTCGGAGCCGCCCTTGACGACATAGGGGATCGGCGAAGTCGTCTGATCCGGGGATGCCCCACCGACCACACCCGTGGTCGTCCCGACAACACGCACGGGGCCACGTTGCACCCAGTTGGTGCCGTCGTAGACCAGCAACCGGTCGGTGTCCTTCTCGTAGACGACCTGGCCTTCACGGGCGTTGGCCGGTCGGGTGGTGGAGGTAACCACCAGCACGGCAGGCGTCGGCTCCGGATGGCTGTGGTAGTCCGGGTCGACGGCGGTATGAAGGCCGTTCACCCGGCCACCGTCACCATCTGGACGACCATCTTCCCTTCGGAGAACCGCCGCCTCGGTCCCTCCCAGTGGGTGCCGGTGAACTCGGAGGCCCCGACGTAGCCCACGAACGTGTCGCTGCCGACCTGGAAGTCGACCACGGTGCGGGCCCACTCCAGGGCCTTGATGGCGGCCACCTCGGCGGGCACGTCCAGGGGATAGGGCTGGCCGTCGCCGGCGGTGGAGAGGACCGACGAGTTGAGTAGCAGGGTGAGGGTGAAGACCTCGTCGGAGCGCGGCGTGGGCAGCACCTTCTCCGTCCAGCGCACCAGCTCGGGGCCGGTGGCCGGCACGGTGGAGGAGCGGGTCGACGTGAAGCGCAACTCGAACGTCTCGGCCGACAGGCTCCCGGCGTCGAGCGAGGTGCCGTTGGACCCGGCCACCGACGACGTCCCCACCGAGGCGTAGGCGCCGTCGTCGCGCTTCATGTCCACCGCCACCGTCCCCGCCAGGGCATGATGGCGGATCTCCACCGCCCGGGCCGTCTTGGTCTCGGTGGTGGCGAAGCGGATGGCCCCGGTCTCGAGCGTTCCCGACGGGACCTTGTAGCCGGTGTCCTCGATGTAGACCCCCACCCCGGAGACGGCGAAGGCCCGGGTCACCGGCGACTGGGTGGCCTGGTAGTTGTAGGGGATGTAGGTCACCGCCGAGAGGATGTCGCCCTGGGTGGTGGCGGGCGTCATCAGGTCACTGGCCCAGGCGGGCACCAGGGATTCGGTGAAGTAGCCCAGATCGATGCGCCCCAGCCCAGTGGTGGTGGCGTCGTAGTCCCTCCAGCCGAACCAGCAGTAGCGCCCCTGGGGCTCGAGCGCCCGCACCGGCCAGGTGGTCTCGATCAGGGGGCCGTAGTCGAGATTGCCCGCCCCGTCGGCGGTGGCGATGCGCACGCCCTTGCCCGTGCCCAGGATGGCCGCCCCGGCGTAGTAGTAGATGGCGTGGATGGTCTCGCCCTCGGGGAAGGGGGCGCAGGGAGTCAGCGCCCCGAGGCCACCGGTGGTCTGGTCGATGCCGATGCGGTAGAGCTCGGCGTTGGCCCCGGAGTTACCGGCCACGTACAGGCAGTTCCGGCCGCTGGCGATCACCGTCCAGTCGAACTCGGCGTTGGCGTGGGTCTTGAGGATGGAGGCCGCCGGTGTGCCCAGCGGGTCAGTGATCTCGTAGAGGATGTTGCCGTTGGCCGCCAGCAGGTAGGGGGCGGCGTAGCCCACCAGGTTGAAGGTGCCGGCGGGGACGTTGGCCGTCGAGCCGGTGGCACTGACGTTGGTGCGGTGGATGCCCGAGGTTCCCAGCGCCGCCCAGATGTGGTAGCCGTTGGTGGTGACCGAGGCGATGGGCTGGGCGGCCTCTCCCGCCTGGATGTCGGCGGTCTGGAAGACACTGCCGCCACCGAAGGGCCCGATGTTCGGCTGGAGGTAGACGACGTCGGCGTAGTGGGCCTCACCCACCACCGCGCCGGGCCACTCCACCCGCATGGAGGCGAAGGCGGCGGTAGCCGGAGAGGTGGTGACGCTGGAATTGAGCAGCAACCAGCCGGTGGACGAGTCGGCGACCAGGCCCACCACGCTGTCGGTCGAGATCGACGCCCCGGCGGCGGTGTACCAGTCGACGAAGACGGTGGGGATGCGCCCCGCCCCGGTGCCTCCCACCCAGCGGCAGGCGGCCCCGAAGCGGTAGGTACGACTGGCGTCCACGGCGATGCCCGAGACCCCGGTGGGGGTGTTGGTCGAGATGGTGCCGGTGGAGGTGGTGCGCTCCGCCCGCAGCGAGGCCGACCCCACGTAGGACTGGGTGGTGGAGCGGGTGAGGGTGGTGTTGGTACCCGCCAGCCAGCCGCCGGTAGAGACCTCGAAGGAGGAGGCGTCCCAGGACAGGAGGTTGAAGGGCTGCTCGTTCCAGTACAGCTCATTGCCGTCGGCGATGTAGAGGTAGGTGCCGAGCGAGCCATTGAGGGCCAGAAGAGCGAGGTTGGTATTGGCCGAGGACCACACCTTGACCGTCTTGTTCAGGAGAGAGAGCTCGCCCCTGGTCCAGGGGTCGATGCCCTTGGAGGCCCGGAAGCGGGCCTCGTCGGAGTCCTTGGCGTCACAGAAGACCTGGCCCGCCCCGTGATGGAACGTCTCCCGGGAGCGCCGCCAGAGGCCCTGAGGGTTGAGCGAGTGCTCGCCCGGGGCCTCGCCGGTGTCGGCCTGTTGGCGGATGACGGGCAGGGTCTCGCGCTTGTAGGTGGGCTCGCACAGATAGGGGCGGCCGTTGATGGCGCAGGGCAGGACGGCGGGGACGAGAGTGGAGGTGGTCATGGATCAACCAGTCCGAGTGCTCGCCAGCCGTAAACGTGGAGGCCCATCCTGCTCACGCGCTCGAAGAACTCGTACTCGACGAGACCGTGCTCGGGATGCTCCTGCTGGTGTGCCCTGAAAGCGAAGTCCACCAGGGAACGGATGTGCGCGAGCTTCCACTCCGAGGGCGTACCGAGATGCCGGGTGACGTAGTTCCCGTATTCGACGACCATCCGCCCATCGGGGATCACAGTGCCCGGTACGAGATCCATCAGATCCTCGCCAGGGTCGGGTGATGGGCATGGAGGCGAGTCGCCTCCTCCCTGATGCGCTGGTTGCGCAGGGCCATCAGGTACTGGGACGCTCCCCGGGCCGTGCCCGGAGGCACGTCGGCAGCGTCGCGGCTCTCGGGCTGGGACTCGGTGAACGAGCGCTTGACCTCCCGAGTGGCCACCAAGCGGGCGGCGGCACCGAGTGGCAGGATGTCGTGGGCCTCGGCGTGCAGGCCGGTGTCGATGGCCACGTCCGTCGAGGTGGTGGCCAGCGCCGCGTAGGGCGCCTTGTAGACCATGTGGATGGTACGTCCGGGGCCCGCCCCCTCGTAGAGGAGGAGGGCTTTGCCACTGGCGAACTCGGCGGTGTTCATGTTCTCGGCAATGCGATAGCGCCGGATCTCCGGCCACTCGCCCGTGCTGTAGCCCTTCCAGGCGATGTTGAGCACGCCCTGGAAGTCGGTGACGGCGGTGAGGTCGTAGCCCTCCCGGCCGGGGGAGTAGGTGAGGTCGACGGTGCGGGCCCGGTAGAGGCCGTTGAGGGGCGAGGAGAGGGCGGCGAGCTCCTCGGCCAGGGCCCGGTAGATGGACCAGTCGCTGAAGATCGGGTTGACGTAGATCAGGGTGTCGTCGGCGTGGGTGGCGCCGGCGGAGCCGAGATAGCCCCGCTGGACGGTGGCTATCTGGCCGGTGGCAGAGAACACGTAGATAACCTCGTACTCGATGCCCAGCAGGGCTCCCTGGGCGATGCCTCCCATGGCCAGCTCGGCAGTGAGGGCGGTCTGGCTGGCGGTGGCGGCGCCGTCGAGGCGATTGAGCTCGTCCCTGGCCCCGGACTGGAGGTGGCGGCGGGTCTCACTGACTAGTTCCGAAGTAGTAGTCACCCGGTCAGTACCCCCGCTTCGATGTCGTCGGCCCTGGTGGGCTGGCTACCCAGTCGTTGGTGACAAGTACCGCAGTAGCTCTGGCTGGCAGAGGCGTCGATGGGCAACTGGCTCGGGTGCAGGCCGGTGTCGTCCCCCTTGGTGCAGACAGGGTCGAGGACCCCTGCTTCCCACAGCACCCTCTTGATGTCCGCCTGCTCCAGATAGGTCTGGCCGGCGAGGAAGTGGAAGGTCGAGCCGGCGATCTCACACATCCAGTTGCGGTTGGTCACCACCTCGTAGCGCAGGCGCTGCGGCTCATACCAGGAACCGTTACCGGAGTAGGGGACTTCTAGTCGCTCGGGTCCAATAGCCTCAACGAATCCCTGCGCCGTACGGGCCCAGGTGAACTCTTCTGCCACCACCATGGCGGCGGCGGCAGCATGGGCGAGAGCGTCGTCATAGTGGTCGTAGACCCATCGCATCCGGTCACAGAGGTCGTCAAAGGATGGCTCCCACCACTCCCCGGCTTCCCCGTAGACGAAGTACGCAGACTGGGTCCGCTCGGCCGAGAGACCGAGACCGAGATGTGCGAAGGAGTCGTGCCCATGAGCAGCCGTGAGGACAGTCGGGCAACCTTGAGCCAGAGCCTGTAGCGGCTGAAGCCCGAAGCCTTCCCCTCTAGATGGTCCCAGGTAACAGTGACTCGTCGCGTACAGGTCGACCTCTGCTTCTGCGGAGATTCGTCCACTGATGACCTCCACTCTCGGAGCTCGGAACTCGCCACCCTTGGGTGACTTCATGCGCAGGTAGGGGACGGGCCCGCTGCCCCAGGAGCTCTCCTTACCGAAGACAGCCTGGAACGCCTTCCAGGCCAGGTCGGTGCCCTTGCGCTCCCCGGAGCCGCCGATGAGGAAGCTGAAGCGGTCGGCGGGCTGTTGCCGAGGCTCGTAGTGCCAGACGGTGGGGTCCACGCCGAGGGGAACCATGTGGACGTTGTTGTGGTAGCGGGAGAACAGCTCGAGGTTGTGGTGGGAAGGGACGACGACGACGTCGAACTCGTGGAGAGTGTCACGGAAGGACTCGGGCAGACGACCGGACTCCCACATGGTGGCCACGACCGACAGCTGGCCGTCGAACCAACCCCGACCATGGGTGGGCACCGAGACCCAGGCGACGACGTTGCACAGCTTGGACGGCGCCCCGGTGTGCTGCTCGTGCGGCCTGCGGTACTCGGCCGGTATCGGCATGTCGTCGTAGACGTCGATGCCGGCGGCGGTGAGGGCCTTGGCCAGGTTGGCCCCGAACCGGCCGTACCCGATGGCCTCGCTGCTCACCCTGTAGAGCGTCAGCTCTCTCACTTGTTCCTCGCTCTCCACTGCCGCGTCCGCTCCCGGGAACACTCTCGGCACACACGCTCTCCCTGGTGGTGCCAAGTGTTCTCCTCATCGAATGGGTGGCCATGCGCGCAGTGCGTCTTAGCAGCATTCATCGCTGCGAAGTTCGTGGGAGCCCGCAACACATTCTCTTGCTGAGTCACCGCCTTCAGGTGACGAGGGTTGACGCAACGTCGATGTTCGCAAACACCGCCGGCACACACTTCGGTGTGGCACAAGTGGTCGATGACCAAGCCATTCGGGATCGGTCCCACCGCCAGCCCATAAGCAATGCGATGTGCTAGATGCTGATCGAACTGCCCATAGCCATTGTCGAGGACGTTAGAGCGCCACTCCCAACAGTCATCTGGGGTGGCCCCAACCAGGGCAACCTTCCACCAGAACCGATACTCCAAGGGCAGGAAGCGCTGCCGGTAGAGGTTCCCCTGGAATTTCACTGAGGGCCTTTCAATCCCAATTCGTAACACCTGTCAACGCCTTCTTCTGCGAGAGCTTTGCCCTGCTTCGATTTGGCTATCCAGCCCATCTCCACCTCGATCTCCAGCGTGGCGTGCTGCTCGAGGTGGCGGGAGCCCTTGACATGGCCGGGCTGGAGGCCGTTGGCCCGCAGGCGTCGATAGGCGTCCCGGTCTCGGCCCAGCTGAGCCTCGGCGGCGTTGACCGCCCGGGTGGCGGGACGAATGACACCGATCGAGCGCCACTTCTCCAGGTCGCTCACCGAGCCATCACCCACCAGTGGTTGCGCCATGTGTAGCCCCCTTCCCTCACGTAGTCGCCGTGACGAAGCTCAGTCAGGTCGTATCCGGGTAACAGGTCCCGGACGAGCGGCCCGTGCCTCTCCCGGTGGACCTCGACGACGACCTGGGGATGGTGCTCGGCCAAGGTGCGCTGGGCCCCCTCGAGCACCCCGATCTCCGCCCCCTCGACGTCGATCTTGCAGAAGTCGGGGGGGCCGTACACGCGGGTCAGCCAGTCGATGGTGACGCAGGGGACGGTGCGCTCACCGACGATGGCGCCCCAGGACAGGCCCTCGCCGGTGGTGAGCTGGCCGCTGCGGATGGAGCGGGCGGTCTCGGTGAGGGTCAGCTCGCCCTCGTGGTCGGCGGCAGCCAGGCACAGGACGGTGACGTTGTCCGGGGTCTCGGTGGCGGCGATCTCGTAGGACTCGGTGCAGGGCTCGAGGGCGACGACGTGGGTGAAGTTGGGAGCCATGGCCCGGGAGGCCTGGCCGATGTTGGCGCCGATGTCGAAGGCCAGGGCGCCGGCGGCGGAGGAGATCACGTCCCAGGCGCCGGCCTGGTCCTCGTGGTTGTCGAGCCGTGTGATCATCAGGTCACCGTGTACCCGGCGGCGGTGAGGGCGTCGGCCACCGCTTGGGTGACGGTGTAGACGTGGCCGCCGAGATAGACCTCGCTGGCGGCGTCGATGTCGGTCTGAGATGGGTTGTCGACGGTGCGGTAAACGCCGGCTGTCTTGAGGACCGAGCGACCGCGGGGCAGGTTGGAGCAGTGGCGGGCGAAGAGGTACTGAACGCCGCGGGTGTCGGGCAGGACGCGGGGTACATCCGCCACGGTCGGAGGTTGGAAGGTCGGCATCAGCCCTCCACCTGCCAGTCCCAGCCAGTGCCGTTCAAGGTCCACGTCTCCCCCGTGCGAGACGGAACGGTGGTAGGAGAACGGGTGTCGGTGACCCGGACGGCCTGGGGATCGAACACCCCGACCACCGTGCCTGCTATCCCGTTGCGGATCTCGGCGTAGTAGACACGGCCACTGATGTTCTCGGCCGATCCGTCGTTGCGCCCACTGATGACTGCGGCAGCGGTGGAGTCGAAGATCGATGTTGTCAGCGCCGTGGTGACCGTGGTCCCGAGTTGCGTCCAGGTCACCCCGTCACTCGACGTATAGAACTTGACGTCGTGGCCTACGAGACCGTTGTCCACGTCGAGGGTGACCCTGATCCACAACGTCCCGCCATCGGCCACCGTAGGGGCGACGGTGGACTCCTTGGTGGAGAAGGCGGTCCCGTCTGTCGACCAGGCGATCTCCAGTCTGCCTGTCGCCGTTAGCGAGAAGGCGTAAGCACGCTGGTTACCAGTGGTGTTGTACTTGGTAACGAGCATCTGGCGAGCAGAAGGGGTCCAGTCATTCAGCGCTACCTTCGCCCGGATATCGATGTCGCCGGTGATCGACAACGCAGCCGAGTCTGGCGTCGAGGCGTAGTTGCCAGCCGTGTTCGGTAGGCGCAGGGCGTTGGTGTAGCGCTGGGTCCCGGTGTATGTGCCCCACCACCAAGCAGTGCCGTTGATAGTCCAGGTGGTGGGCGGGGTCCAGTAAGCGACCGTGCCTTCGTAGAAGGCCATGGTGTCGAAGTTCGCCACGACACCTGTTCCCGGCGTCCCGGCGAACGTCCAGTAGGGAACACCCCAGGCAGCTGTGGCGGGAGCAACACCAGAGACAGTTCGCAACGTCCAGGTGGATGACAAGTTGAAGCTGGCCGCTGCCTGGCTGATGAAGGCATTGGCCGAGGTGTACCAAGCGATCTTGATCTGGAGGGAGTTCGTTGCCAGGAGTGATCTGGCGTAACCGATGAAGGTGTACGTCTTGCCCGGCGTGACGGCAAAAGTCCCGCCGCTACCACCTACCCCACCGGCTCTTCCGAGGAAGGTGGCCGGGTTGGCCCCTGCCCCGGTGGTCATCTCCAGGGAAGCGGCACCGGTGTTGAAGGCAACCGCAGTCTGGGCCAGCGTGCTACCACCGGTTGCACCGAACCCGGTGGTGTCGGTCTCCACATCAGCTTGGTTGGCCGTCAGCAGGTTACGAGGCAGGACAGGTGTGGTGGTGGGAGAGGCGAAACCCCGCACCGGGATCTTGGTCACGTCGAAGTTGGCGACGACGTTACCGTCGATACCGGAGCGGACCTCGGCGTAGTAGACGTGACCCAGCATGGGCTCGCTGCCGCTATCTCTGGCTCCGATCTTGAGCGTCTCGGTGTTGTCGAAGAGGTCGCCGGTAGTGTCGGTCCCTCCGGTCAAGCTCGTCCAGTTGACTCCGTCAGTGGACTTGTAGAAGACGTAGACCCCGGTGGCCGACACACGGGTAAAGCGGATCCAACCAACTGCGCCATCGGCGAAGTCAGTCGCCGAACCGGAGTTCAGGAACCGCTCGACCGTTCCGTCGTTGGAGATACCGGCGCCGAGTAAGCCGCTGGCCTGGACGTACATGTACCAACCACGCTGTCCAGCATCGCCTCGCTTGCCGAGGACCACCTGCGCCGAGGCCGGGGTCCACCGATCCATCGCCACCTTGGCTCGGATGTCGATGTCACCGGTGATGCTGATAGCTGAGTTGTCGGGGGTGGAGACGTAGTTACCGGACACGCCCGGTAGTCGGAGGACGTTCTCGGTCAGGGCCAGGGCCTCACCGGGATCACGGGTGGCGATGCCCAGCGCCTGGAGGATGCCGTTCAGCTCCAGGCAAGTGCCATCGACGGGGCGGCCGAAGCGGGCGTTGAGGGCGCCGACCAGTTCCAGGTTGGTGGTGCCGGCCCACAGGTTGGCCGCCCCGGCGGGGCCGAGGTAACCGTCGGCCTTCGACACTCCGGCCAACCGGTTCAGCGCCGCGGTCAGCTCCTCCTGGGCCATGGCCTAGCGATTGCCGCCGATGTTCTTGGACGGACCCGTGCCCTTGGCCGCCCCCTGGGGCAGCGTGGACTTGTTCCAACCCCCATAGGCGTTCTTGGAGGCGATGGTGCAGGGGGTAGCAAAGGCATCCTCGAGCGGAGTGACCTCGTCGGTGGCGGTGGTCTTGTCAGCGTCAGCCATCTACTTGCCTCCGATGTTGGGGTAACGGCGCTTGACCGCCGCCCGCACCCTGGCCTTCTCGGCCGGCGTGCCGTGCTGGGCGACCCGGGCCAGGGCGTTACGAGCGTGGGCCGCATCATGGATCGGGTACTTGCGCTCGCCGGGAATGGCGAAGGACTGTGTCTTCAATGCCTTGCGCTTCTTGCCACTGAGCTCGGCCATCACTTCTTTCCTTTCTTCTTCACCACCTTCCCGCCGTACTTCTTGTCCCATCTCTTGGCCAGCGCCGGCTCCTTGGCATGCAGGTAGGCCCGCTGCTTGGCGCTGCGATAGGGCATCAGTAGCGACCTCCTCTCGTGAGCTGGTCGGCGTCGATGTCCATGCCCACCGGGACACGCCCCAGGCGGGCGACCAGCTTGGGGATGCCACCTCGGCCGGCGAACGGGTCGAGCACGACACCGTCGGGCGGACTGTGGCCCAGGATCAGAGGGACCACATCGGCTTCGGGGACCGTCCCCCAGGTGATGCCGGGCCCCGCCATTTTGGGAAGCTCCGCCGCGCCGGCATGCGCCCAGCAGCAGGTCTCCTTGTCGAAGGTGAGCCACTGCTCGGCACCCTGGGGGTTGCGGACCAGGAACCAGCCCCGGCCCCGTGCCCGCAGCACCCGCTGGCATTCGCTCACCGCCGCCCCGAGGACCGCCCACCAGTTTCCGCCCCAAGGGCTACTGCCGGGATAAGGCGGGTTGCTGATGACCACGTCCACACAGGACGGGGCCAGCGGGAGGGCGCGGGCATCGGCGCGCACCCGCAACTAGTCGGCGTCCTTGTACTTGGTCGTCTCCCCGCAGATCAGGCAGGCGTAGCCGTCGGTCATGGTCTGGGTCTCGGCACTGCCGCAGTGAGAGCAGATTTGGGCCACGGCTCACCCCTCGAACTTGGCAATGAGATCGGCTTTGGTATCGCCGGAGTTGTACTCGACGCCCTGAGCGTCGAGCTCCGCCTGCAGCTCAGCCTTGGTCCAGGTCTCGTAGCCACCTTCCTCACCGTCGCCGGCCGGCGCCTCTTCGGGACCGGGACCGGGCGAGCGCATCATGTCGGCGATGTTGCCGACGAGATTGACCTCCTTGGGCTTGACGGCCGACAGCTGAGCCTCGACCGTGCCGGGGTCGTCGCCCCGGTCGAGCATGGCCTGGCGCAGGACGTCGACCGCTTCGGATACGGCGGTGTCGTCGGGCATGGAGCCTCCTCCAAAGGTCTTGGTGGTCGTCATCTGATCAGCCATCAGGATCAGGCGTTCGTCCCAATGGTGGAAGCGCTCTCCACCCGGCGGAGACTGGCTTCACGGAAGCGGGCATAGCCCACGAGGTGGTACCAAGAAATTGGAACGAACCTCTTAAGCTTGTCGACGATGGGGCTCATGATGACGCGCGGCGTGGCACCCAGTCCCTCGACGTCCGAGTAGGCCTTGGCGATGGCCTGCTGGCCGGTGAAGAGCGTGGCGTAGACATCGGTGAGGGTGGTGGACGAACCGGCGTCGGCGAAGACAGGAGCACGCGGTGTCTCGATGAAAGCGAAGCCGCCGAAGGCCCCGATCTCTGACGTCCAGATGTTCTCGGGGGAGGAGTAGACGTGCGGTGCCCGCCAGCCGGCCTCGCCGGTCTCGCCGGTGAAGTCGTAGGCCACGTCGGGGTGGATGTAGGCGGTGTAGAGGTTGCCCCGGTTGGGGGCCACGTTGGCCCCGACCAGCTCGGCCCGGGCCCGGCGGACGTTGCGGGCCAGCAGGGTATCGACGGGCTCGACGGTGTTGCGGGCGGTGGCGTCGCCGGCGTAGCGGACGTTGGAACCGGCTCGCACGGTGATCTCGGCCACGCTGTCGATGGAGCGCCCGGCGTTGAAGCCGATGATGTTGGCCACCACCGGGTTGACCTCGATGTAGGAGGTGGCGCGCAGCTTCTTGGTGGTATTGACCGAGTTGCCGTACTCCAGCAGGGTGACGGTGACATTGGAGTCGGCCATGGCCACGGCGTCGATGTCCACCGACTCCGAGATGGCGGCGGTGACTACCGTCAGGTCGGTGATCTGAGTGAAGATGACGGCCGAGCCGGGCATCGACTGACGAGTCGGCTGCACGTCGGCGATGACGTCGTAGTGAAGCTCTGGTCTTAATGCAAAGTAGGCGAGCTTGTCATACGCGGACTGGTCCAGACCTACTGAGCCAGTGGTGGTCATGCTGTCAGCCACTTACTCACCTCCAAAGGTGGGTGGGACGGGCAACATGACCGCCCCCTGGTTACGTGACGATGGGACCGGTGACCCCGTACTTGTCGGGGTCGCAGCGGGCGATGATGGCCAGGACCTCTTCCTGGGAAGTGGCCTTGGCGATCTCGGCGGCGGGATCGAAGGGCGGCGGAGGTGCGGCCCCCGCCTGTGCCTGGGCCAGGCGCTGGTGAGCAGCCAGGTCGGCAGGATTGTCGGCGGAAGGAGGGGGAATGGTCTCGGCCGGAGCCTTGGCGAAGCCGGCGTCGGTGACGGCCTGGCGGATGGCCTCGGTGGTGAGCTCCCCCTTGTAGCCAGCCTGGAAGTACTCGAACCAGGGCTCACCCGTTCCTGTGCCGATGGCCTTGGCGAAGGCGTTCTCGCGCTCCATGGAGGTGAGGCGCTCCTTCAGATCCTTGGCCTCCTTGGCCTGGGCTTCGAGCTGGCGGATGTGGGACCGGGGCACCAAGTCAGTGCCGTCGTCCTGGTCGTCCTGGTTCTGATCGTCGTCAGCCATTGGGTTCCTTTCTGGAGCTACGCACCCTGTCCAAAACGCGCCTCTCCGGGTGGGTGAGAGGTGGAGGAGTCAGCCTGCGATCAGGCGGCCCGATGGGCACACGCCCGGAAAGCTGACAGCGTGATGGTACCTATTGAGCGGTACCGAGTCCAGAACGGGGCCCGCCGACACCAGCTGCACCTCCGCCGCCCTCGAAGCGGGCGACCCGGGAGGCCCGACGGCGACGGAGGGCTTCCTCGGCCGGGCCTTCGCCCGCGGCGGCGCCCAGGGCTTCGGCCCGGCCGAAGTCGGTGGTCTCCTCGGCGGTCTCGGAGAAGAGGGGGGCGAGGCGGGTGACCCCGGCCAGGGCCTCGGCTCCAGCGCCGGCCTGGGTCAGGCGGGTGGCCTCGGCCTCGGTGAGCTCGTCCCCGAAGGTGGAGGTGAAGCCGACGCGGGTGGCAGCGCCAGCGGTGGCCGCCGCCTTGGCCCGGGCCTCGACGATGGGCAGGGCGACGTCGGGGTCGATCCACAGGGCGGCGAGCTCGCCGTCGGTGAGGATGGTGCCGTTCTGGTTCTCCCAGCGGGAGAGAGCGGCCCTGGTCTCGGGAGGCATGGTGAGCACGGCGTCCCGAGCCTGGGTCACGGCCTGGCCGATCTCGTCGGGGGACCAGCCCTTCTTTATGAACTCGCCGAAGTCGTCGTGGGAGTCGAAGAAGCTGTCGGGAAGGCCAACGAGATTCTGACGGATGGCCCGCTCGTAGGTGATGTACTGGGCCGGGGTCCAGGCCAGGCCCTGGTCGGCCAGGTACTTCATGCCCGGGAAGCGGGTCTCGTACTCGGGCTGGCCCTGGAGCCAGATGTTGAGGTCCTCCATGGAGGCCGAGCCACCGAGGGACTTCCAGTAGGCGTAGGCCTTGGCGCCGAGCTCGCCGAGCCCGAGGCTCGTCATCATGGCGTTGACCCGGGACTCGTCGGAGTCGGGGCCGGGAGCGGGGGCACCGGGATCGGCGGGTCCGGGCTTGTCGCCACCGGGGGCACCAGCGGCGGGGCCAGCGGGGGCCCCGTAGTTGTAGGACTCCCAGGGCCGGTCGGTCAGGAGCTTGTAGCCCCCGGTGACCGGGTCGCGCTGGATGAGGGTGAAGCGCCGGGTGGGATCGTTGCGGACCTGGGCCGACTCGCCGGCGTAGGAGCCGAGGAAGGGAGCGCCGCCGAGGGCGAAGACACCGCCGTCGGCCCCTAGCGCCCACACACCGCCGCCGTCAGCCTCGACGGCATCGACGATGTTCCACTCCGGATGAGCAGCTTTCAGTGCGGCGACATCGACGGCCATGGTGTCTCCTCTAGGTGGCAAACCCGAAAGTCTTGAGAAGGCCGGCCGTGACCGAGGACTTGGCCTGCTGGCCCTGGGTGGTCTTGTCGTAGCCGTAGAGCGGGTCGACCATCAGCGTGCGCTGCACATCGGCCAGGGGCATGACCTTGCGGGCGCCCTTGTCGTCCACCTGGGTGATGAAGCGCTGGTACTTGGGCTCGAGCCAGTCGATGTCCTCGGGGTTGCCGCCTAACGTCTTGGCAATGACCTCGCCGTAGGGAGAGAGGTACTTGCGGGTGGACATGGCCGGGTCCTTGAGGGCCTCGCCCAGAGCGGGGAAGAGGCTCGAGGCCGCGTCGCGCAGGTACTGGTCGAACTCCTCCGGCGTCTTGGTCCCGGCCACGATGGCGGAGGCCCAGGATGACATGGCCTGGTCGGAGAGGGGGACGAGGTACTGGCGCTGGGCTTCCTTCAAGGAGCCGAGGACGCCGGTCTTGGCCCGGGTGGGATCGTAGTGGATCTCGTTGGCCAGGAACTGGCTGATCTGGGTCTCCGACCAGCCGGAGGAGAGGGAGAGGTCGGTGAGCTGGTTCAGGCGGGCGGGGTCCATGGTGATGCCGATACCGGCCACCAGCTTGGTGATGCCGTCGAGACGCTTCTGGCGCTCGACGGCGGCGTCACCCGGGGAAGCGGCGAGGATCTTCCAGTTGCGGCCCGCCTCGTTGGTGGTCTTGTAGTAGTGGGTGGCCTTGAAGCGGTTGCCGACCTCGGCCTTGGAGATGACGCCCATGGCGGCGTCGTCGAGGATCTTGGCGATCTCGGGGATGTCGGCCAGGCCGGCCGCCCACCCATACATGGCGTTGACCTCGGCCCTGATCTCGGCCGGGGTGGCCGGCTTGGGCAGAGCGGCCCCCAGACCGGCCTGGATGCCCGCTGCGACCTGGGCGGCGATGGTGGGCTCAGCAGCAGCCTGGGCCTTGCTCCCAGCCGCTGGTGCCACTGGAGCTGGGCCAGCAATCTGCATACGAGGCCCACCAAAGGGGCGAGCCCCGGGAGCGCCGGCAGGTGGACCTGCTTGGGGAGCAACCGTCGTGGGCAAGACGAACCCGGCACCGGTGAGAGCCTGAGTGGCGGCACTGACGACATTGCCGGGAGCCAACTCGTTGGCCGCCTGGAAGAAGGCGGAGAACCCGACCTCACCCTTCGGACCGATGGACTCGGTGCCGTAGAGTGGCTCGAGAGTGGTCCCCGCCTGGGTTCTCTGGATCTCGAGAGCCCGGTTGGTGACGGCGATGAGTTGCTCCTGGGACAAGCCACGGTTCCGCAAGGCCTGGTACGCCTGATAGAGCGCGCTGGTCGTCTTCGACTCTGGACTGAACTGCTCTCCGGCCCAGACGCTGGCCATCGCCTTGGCCTGCTCGAATTCCGTGGTGCCGACGCCGTACTCGCCGGCCAGCCGGCGCCTGAAGCCGGTGTTCTGCGCTCCGGTAGTGTCGAACGGACCTGCCGGGATGCGACCATGGCCCAGGAGCCGCAGGGCATCGACGATCATCTGGTTGGTGACGTTGGTGGCCATCAGCGGCCTCCGATCTGCTCGGGCCGCTGGGCCATCACGCCCACGGAGCGGGCGATCTCGTCGAAGGCGTCGAGGTAGCGCTGGGCGCCGGCCTCCTTGCGGCCCTCGAGTTGGGAGGTGGTGTATTCCTCGGCGGTGAGCGGGGCGGTGTAGGCCCCGCCGGCTGCCCCGGCACCGTACTTCGCCTGCTGGGAAGCGGTGTTCTGAGCCTGGAAGGCGGAGATCATACGGTTCTCCTCGTCGTCGGAGAGGCGACGACCGAGAAGGCTCATGGAGGACTTGCGCATGACCTGGCGCACCGCCTCGGGATTCTCGTACTGGACGACGAGGGGGGCCCGGGCCGCTTTGGGAGCCAGTCCGTAGACGTCGGCGTTGCGGGCGAACTCGGAGAGGGCGTCCTCGTAGTTGGTCATCCCCTTGGCGTTGGCCAGAGCCAAGACATGGGAGAAAGCGTTGGCCGTACGGGTGTCCCACACCGCGGGGGAGTAGTCGGTGGCGGAGAGGAGACCGGAGCGGATCATGATCTGCTGGAGGCGGGACTTGTCAGCGGGAGGGAGACCAGCGGGCTCCCACTCGTCGCCGTCGAGAAAGGCGCCCGGGAGCTGCTGCTCGGTGAGGAACTCGGCGGGTGGGCCGATGGGCTTGCGAGTGGTGGCCGGCGCCGCCTGGATCTGAGCGGCGATGTCGTTGATCTGACCCTGGAGGTCAGCCAGCGGCGAGGGCTTGGGCTTCTTCTCCGCCACTCTCGTCCTCCCTCATCTCTCGGTCGAGTACGCGATCCCAGACCATGGCGAAGTCGGGGACACGCTCGACGATCTGTTCGCCGAACTGCCGCAGCGCCGCCCGCAGAGGGGCAGCGGCCAGAGCTTGGCGGTGGTCGACATAGCCCCGGGCCTTGGCCTGGGCGATGACCACGTCGCGGAGCTGGAAGTACAGGCGCAGACCGTCGGCCACCTCGTTGCCCTCCAACGCCGGATCCTCGAGCGTCTTGGCCAAGTTGTCGACCTGCTCCTCGGCCTTGTACTTCTCGGGCAGGGGCAGGTGCTTGTCGAAGCCGGGGAGGGCATTGCGGATCAGGCCCCGGGCCTGGGTGAGGAACTCCCGCTGGGGCTTGGTGGGACGGGGGCCGAAACGATCCTTGAGATTGTAGAAAATCATTTGGCCGACGCGGTTCTGGGCCTGGGCGGCGAACTCCTCGGGTTTCAATGGGATGCGTTCACCCTCACGGATCTGGCGCAGGTAGGACTGGTAGTCGAAGCCCTCGCCCTGGGGAGCGAAGTAGCCGTAGGTCTCGGGGTGGGTCTTGGCCAGCTCGGGATTGGCTCGCACCCAGGCGGAGGCCTCAGGGGAGTTGGGAGCGGCGGTGAGGGTGTAGGTGTAGCTCTGCATGTAGTTAGCGGCGTTCTCCCCGTACTTCTCGATGAAGGCCTCGTTGGCGTGATCGGGTCCGATGTTGGGATCCTCCATCATGTCCCGGTAGTCCTGGCGCAGGATGTCGGCGATGTGCCAGCGGCCGGAGGAGTCCTTGGCCATGTACTCGGGGGTGACGGCGGCGGGCGAGCCACCGAGAGAGGCCAGGCCGCGAATGAGGAAGACGATGCGGGCCTTGCCCCGGGCGTGCTCCAGGCCGGAGGCGATGTCCTCCTCGGTCTCGGTGGAATAGCGGCCCGAGGAGACTCCCGAACGCCACAGGTCGGAGACGGTGTTGGCGAAGATACGGTCGTCCTGCGGCCCCTGAGCGGCAGTCCACACCTTGCGGGCCCAGGCGGGGATGAAGGCGCCGAAGAGAGACTCCTCGGGCCCGGCCTCGGCCTCGCCCTGGAGCTGGCCCATAGGGTCGATCATGTCGCGCAGGGAGTCGTACTCGGGCTTGTCGGAGAGGAGCCAGCGGGCGGGGAGCTGGATGGCGGGGCCGACACCGGGCATGACCCCGGAGCCGAAGATGGACAGGCCCTTGACCTGACCCCCGAGCTTGACGGGGACACCGAGCATCTTCTCGGTCAGGAGCTCGCTGCCCGGGTAGGCGAACATCTCCTCGCCCGTCTGGGGATCCTTGTAGAAGAAGCCGGCGCCTCGGGCCCCCTCGATCACCTGCTGACCCCGACGCAGCACCTTGGGGTTCTCGGTGCCGAGCTTGGCCCAGCGGGTGAGTACCTCCTTCTGGGCCTCGGCGAAGGGGAAGACCAGGCGCAGGACATCGGAGAGCTGGCCCCGCTCGGCCGAGTCGTAGAGAAGCTGCTTGGTGAAGTTCAGCGCCTCCTTCTTGCCCAGGAGGTCGATCTCGGCCAGGGTCATGTCGCCGGAGCCGAGCTTGGCCTTGCGCTCCAGGGTGGCAATCTGCTCGGGAGCCAGCTTCCACTTGCGGGCCTCGGCCAGGATCTTGGCCTGATCCTCGGCGGTGGCCGAGAGCATGCGGGCCTCGACCGACTTCCAGTAGGTCTGGCGGAAGGTGACCGAGCGGGAGAACTTGGCGCTGGGCTTGCCCATGAAGTTGTCGAAGAGCCAGTCGGTGGCCTTGTCGTAGCGGGACTTCATGTCCGAGCGCTTGAAGCCGTCGCCGAGGAGGGACTCGGGGCCGGTGGCGTTACGGGCCTCCAGCTTCTTGACGAACTCGGGATTCATCTTCCCGTTCTTCAGTCTGATGGGGACGCCGTCGAGGTGACCCTCGACGATGGCGGTGTGGATGGCGGCATCACCGGCGGCGATCTTCTCCACCTCACGCTGGGTGTTGGAGAAGAAGTCCTCCACACCGGCACGGGTGCCAAGCACCTGGCCGCCGGGCTCGTTGAGGAGCTTGTTGCGCAAGGGGGCACCGGAGCCGTTCTCGAACCAGTTGTAGAGGGCGGTGGGGCCAGCCTCCTCGATGCCGGCCAGGCCGAGCTGACGAGCGACGGGCTGGGGGCCGGTGGGGATGTTTGCGGGCTGGGCGGCGCGCTCGGCAACCATCCGCTCGGCGGTGGTGGGCTGGCGAGGGGGGATCGGCGGCAGGCCCGGTCCCTCGTAAGCAGGGACGAAGCCGCCAGCCTGCATCGGAGCCCCTGCTTCACGACCACCGAAGAGAACCTGCTGGGTGGTGGGAGGCTGGGGACCTGCAGGAACAGCAGGGCGAGAAGGCCCCGGAGGTATTTCGGGTGCCACTCGGCCCGGTATCTGACCAGCGAGGCGCATCTCCTCGGGCACGGCCTGCGCGTGGGTGGGAGCGAGATCCTCGTCGAGGGGGCGGCCATGGGCCACGCGGCGGGCCACCGGATCGCTGTTGAGACGCTCGATGCGCTCGGCCCGGGTCATGGCGTAACCATCGTCGACAGTGCCGTCGGGGTAGCGCCGGTAGGTCTGTTGCGTCTGGTTGCGGACGAAGCGGCCCCGCCGGGAATCACTGTCCAGCCAACCCCGGCGCTGCTGGGTGCGGCCCATGCCGTGGGTGTACTCGTTGACCGCGCCCCGCAGGGCCGCCTCCTCGTCCACGTTCTCGACGAACTCCTCGACCAGGCCTCCCTTGGCCCGACCCAGACGGGCGGTGATGTTCTCGCCCCCGGGCATCTTGTTCAGGAAGTTGGCCACTGTGCCGTCGTCGGCGATGGCCATGGCCAGGTAGGACAGGGGATGGTTGAAGGCGGAGTTGAGCCCGGCCCCGGCCATGCGCAGTTGCTCCTCGGCGATGATGCGTACCGTCCAAGCACCACGGATGAGGACCAGGGGGCGCCATTTGGACATGGCGTAATCGCCCACGGCGGTGACGGCGTCCCACTGGCCTCCGGCCAGGAGGCGGGAGAAAGGAGAGGCGGCCTGGCGCATGTCGCGGATGGTGGCCTTGTCGAGGGCGAAGATGTCCTCGGTGTGGTCGACGAAGAGACCGGTGAGGGCCAGGCCCTGGTCCTGGCCGCCGAGGACGAGGCCGTGAGGGGCGGTCTGGAAAGCGTCGGACTCTAGGAAGTAGCGGGCCTGCTCCCGGTCCTGGTCCCACATGCGCTTGACCCAGCGTTTGGTCAGGCCGGGATCGGCATCACGCATGGTGCCCCGCATAAGGGTGTTGTCGAAGACGAGGCGCCGTGCGTCGCGCTTGTTCTCCGAACCCAGATGGTCGGCCAGCTGCTTGGTGAGGGTGGAGCGCTCGTCGGCGCCGACGCGCATGTTGGCCAGCAGGCGGTCGAACTCGTCAGTGGCCTGGTTGGCGTCGTTGAAGTCGAGCCGCCCGGAAGGGAGTTGCTGGGCCAGGCGGGAGGTCTGTATGCGCCGGCGCACGGTGTAGCCGAGGCGGGGATCGCCCACCTTGGGAGTGGACAGCAGCTCCTTGCCCAGCATGGGGCGCAGGATGTCGTCGACCTCGTCGGCGGTGCGGGCATCGGTGAGACGGGAGACGACGCCGACGTCGACCCCCTTCAGCTGGCGACGGATCTTGGAGAAGTCGGTCTCTCCGGCCAGCCATTCCTTGACCGCTCCGCCCTTGCGGCCGGAGAGCCACTCGCCGGCAGCGGCGAAGTTCCAGTCCTTGCGGTGACCATCGACGGCGCCGGCGGCCAGCTTCTCGCCCATCATCTCGAAGCTGGTGAGCCCCTTGCGGTACTTGGTGTAGCCACTGAGCGCAGCGGAGGTGGGATCGATCTTGGAGAGGGCGAGGGAGGCGTCCACCAGGCCGGAGACGAGGTTGTAGGGGGAGGAACCGGGCTCGAGCACGGAGGAGGCCAGCATGCGGCCCGGAGTGAGGGCGTGGCCGTTGATGGAGGCGGCGGCAGCGGCGGCCTTGGCCTGGCGCTGGTGGGCCTCGCCCCCGGCCAGGTAGCCGGTGCCGATGGAGGCCCCGCCCAGGTGCTGGCCGAGGGTGGTCTGAGCGAAGGGATTGGTGACCTCACCCTGAACATCGACACCCCGGGCGGCGGCGAGACCGCCGGCCACTCCGCCTGCCAGCCCGCCACCGATGAGCCCGGCGGCCACGGAGATGGGAGCGAAGGGACCGCCGGCGAGACCGACAGCACCGCCCACCGCCGCCCCCGAGGCGATGCCACCGGCCACCTCTCCGCCGATGGCGGCAGCAGTGCGGATACCAGCCTGGCCGAGCTCGTAGGGAGCCATGGCCAGGGCAGTGCCGTAGCGGACCACGGGCTTGGCGACGAAGGAGGCGGCGTCGCCGAGCTCGCCCATGGCCGAGGCGCCCAGGCGCAGAGGGGCGAAGGCCACATCGCGGATGGAGCCCCATAGGCCGGTGCGGCGCTTGCGCATCTTGGCCGAGGCAGTGGCCACCTGGCCGACGATGGGATCGGCGGGGGAGACGCCGGCGACAGCCAGGGGCATGACCTCGCCCGGGCGCATGTGGGGATAGTTGGCCCGGATGGCGGAGGCGGACTGGGCCTGGGCGGTGGCCTGGGGTTGGGAACGCATCTCTCGGATGCGGGCCCAGCGGGCCTCGACGGCCTGGTGGGTGGCCTCGGCGTCGGGGATGTAGTAGCCGACGCCCATCAGCGCCCATCTCCTCGACGGCCACGCCGTAGGTCGCTCATGAACGCGTGACCCGGCTGTTGAACCCAGCCCGGATAAAGAGATCTGGTTTAGCGATGCCGTTCCCTCGGAGTATCGCGACGGCCTCTTGAAGATGGCGCATGTATAGGATCCGTTCAGGACCACCACTGCCCCGGTTGATCTTTATTTGTCGATTCGCCAGCTTCAGAATCTCGTGCCGAGCGTCGATCCGATCGTCCTTCACCATGGTTGTCCCCTCTCCGGTGCCCACTCATATTCGGCGATGTATTCGTCCATCAGTCGCCCGCTTCCAGGTCCTCGAGCAGTTCTCGGAGTTCGGCCGTGGGGAAAGCGAGGTAGAGGGCGCGCAGGCGGTCACCGACACCGTCGGCCGTCGGGTCCGTGGGGCGGTCCATGGGACCAGGGTTGCGACCAGGGCCGAAGGGCAGTCCGGCAGTGAGAGGTTCATCGGGTCGCTGGGAGGGCTGGCTGAAGGAGGGCACCTGATCAGGGCCGACGAAGGGCCGGGCCTGGGGAAGAGGGACGGCCTGCTGGGAAGCCTCGGCGGCAGCCCGCTGGCCGTACTCCTTGGAGGGAGCAGCGCGTACGGGCTGAGCCTGGAGATCCGATCTGTTGGCGTACGACTTGCCCGGAGTCCCTACTCTCGCACCGCCTCTGGGGTCCTGCGGCTGACCGGGGACCTTCCTCTTGCGCACCATCTACGCCGCCCCTCTCCCCGTCCTACGCAGCGTCTGCATGATCTGGCCGAGATTCTCCATGCCCGCCTCCGGGGGGCCGATGGTGGGGACCTCGGCACCGGCACCAGGGGCAGCCAGGCCGGGCTGGGCCTCGGGGGCGCCCGGTTCGACGGGACCAGTGGGGGCACCGAGCTCACCGGCCGAGGCCTGGCGCTCCTGGGCCCGCTGCTGGGCGGCCATCACCGCCTTGTAGAGAGGGACGCGCTGCTCGACGATCTGGGAGACGATGAAGGCCCAGTCGTCGGGCGGGATCTGGCCGGAGACCAGTCCCTGCTGCAGGCCCTGGAGCCCGGCCTCCTCGAGGCTCTCCTCGACGATGCGACCGTGCTCGAGCTCGGGATCCTCGATCATGGGATCGATCTCCATGAAGCGGTAGCGGCTCATGGCCTTCATGCCCAGACGCTGGCCGCCGGAGATGACGAGATCGGCGAGGTCGGCGCCGGGGAAGGAGTAGCGCACGGAGTGGCGATCGGTGTCCCAGGTCTCGGCCGGGTCGTAGGTACCCGAGCCCTTACGCCCCTTCCAGTCGAAGTAGAACGAACGGGGAACGTTGCCGTAGTAGGCCCGATCGACGGCGATGGCCCGCACGTTCTCCTCCCGCAGACTCACCTCGAGGATCTGCTGCGCCTCCTGGATGGCGAAGTCGATGGCGGCGGAGAGGATCTGCTGGCCACGCCGACCGGTGCGCACGTTGGAGACAGACTCGCCTCCGAACTCGGCGGGGATGCCGCCCTCCAGGCGCATGGCCCGTTCCAGCATGTTGAGCATCTGCATGGTCTGCTGGCCGGGGGACTCGTGGATGGACTTGATGTCGCCACCGGTGAGGCGGCCCCGTTCTCCCCGCAGGCCGTCGGCCTCCTCCAAGATCTCCACCACCTCGCCCTGGCGGGCCACGGCCCACTCGTCGGGGAAGATGTCGCGCTCGACGGCCAGGCCGCCCAGGGCCATGAGCTTGGCCTGCCACCAGAACACGCCGACCAGGCCGTCGAACTGGCCCATGGGCTTGTTACGATTGAGCACGATGCGGTAGGGGGCGACCACCGGGCAGATGCCGGCCCGGTTGGGGATGCGATCGGCCACGATGAAGGGCTTGCCGGCGCCCTTGGGTGATTGCCACACGTCGTCAGAGCGGTGCTCGCCCAGGATGACGAGGACGGTCTCGTCGTAGCCCAGGTACTCGCAGCAGGTGAAGAGGGTGTCGGGCTTGGAATCATGGCCCTTGTGGAGTTGGGCGAGGTGGTCGGGGTAGAGGCGCTCCAGCCAGCGCAGGGGCTGGGTGTAGGTGTGGATGCAGTCCAGCGGTGTCATCTCCCGGGTAGGGGAGGTGGGGGGAAGATAGGTGGTGAAGGGATCGAGGACCTGCCACACGGGATACGGTCTCGTCGGGTCGTAGCCGACGCGGATGGGGGCGGTGGAGTAGCCAATGAGGTGACGGGCCCGCTCTTTCAGTTTGAGGGTCAGGTCGTTCATGGCCCACCAGGACAAGACGATGTCAGCCTTGGTGCGGGCCCGGTCCTCGTGGACGTCGAAGCCCGGGCGCATGGGAGGGAAGTCGGGCTCGGGCAGGGTGGAGGCGACGCGCATGGCCGTCTGATCGAGGCCGGACTGCAAGAGGTTGGCCACCATCGGCTTCTCGTTGCGGGAGATCTCGGGGAGGGGCACGTCGAGCTCGCCGGCGTAGGCCAGGTCCAGCTCACGCATGACGGCGAAGCGGGGCTCCTGGCGCTTCTTACGCTCTGCGTAGTACTCGACCACCTGCTCAGCCGTGATCGGCATAGCCACTCCCCGGTACTAGATGACCTGGAACTCGATCTGCGGGTCTTAGATCAGGCTGTAGCTGTTCACTCATCAGACACCGACCGCCACCCGGCGTGAGGAAGACAGCCAGGACGGGCGGTGGGGCTTGGTCTGCTTGGTGGAGCGCCGGGGGGTGAGAGCGGCGAGATTGTGCTCCAATTGCCAGTGGGCCATGACTTGGTCGTCGGTGACGGAATGGGGCCAGCGGGTGATCTCTTTGACCAGTAACTCAGCCTGCTGGCGGGATCCGTCGAATTGATTGCCGGGCAGGCGGATGCGGCCCGTTCGCCACAATGGCTTGACCATGGGGATGCCTCTATCGGCATCCGTCTTGTAGATCCCGGTGGTGTGAGGCTTGAAATTGATGCCCACCTTGGTTGCCCATTCCGTGGCATGGCGGTACTGGAGGAGCCACTTCTGGGCCACGTTCACCTCGATCACCCAGGTGCGGATGGGGGCGCCCATGTCGACACTTCGGGACTGGAACTCGGGCAGAAGGCCGGTGTAGGTGCCGTCGGCCTGCTGCTCCAGGAACTCGGGGGCGGTCATGCGCCGGCGCTCGATGGCGACGAGGAAGCGCTGCTCTGATTGGGGGTAGTAGGCCCACACCTGGATGGCCCACCAGTTGGCGATGGAGGGGTCGACCGAGGCCAGCATGTGGAGAGGGCCGGCCACGCCCGGGGGAAGTGTCCACAGGGAACGGGTGTCGTCCCAGCACCCCCGGTAGAGGACACCGTCGGGGCCCGTGCCTCCTTGGACCCAGTGACGGGCCACCAGCTGGGAGGTGGGATCGAGATCCTCCTGCTGGTAGACCACCCGGTAGGTGTCGGGCTGTTCGGTCTCCAGGGTGCGCAGCGCCCCCCAGTGGAGACGCCGGGGATCCAGCAGGCAGCCACCGGGCTCGCCCAGGGCGGGGGAGGTGCGCTTGTGGGCCCCCTGGCAGATGTCCTCCCGGTGAGCGGGGTAGACCACGTGGCGGTACTTGGGCCCGAGCTCCTCGGCCAGGGTGGGGTCGTCGTCGTCGATGCGGATGGCCACCTTGTCGATGTTGTGGCGGTAGAGGTCGTCGTGGCGGAGGCGCTGGCCCTGGAGGAGGAGGAGGCCGGGGGGCTCCACCCGGGGCTCGGCGATGTTGTCCCACAGCTCGCGGATGTCGTCACGCTGCTCGGCGTTGCGGATGTTCTTGAGGTCGACGAGGTCGTCCCAGATGGCCACGTCGGGGCGCTGGCCCAGGTAGTCGGCGTCGAAACCGAAGGCGGTGACGGTGAACTCCTTGTCCGAGACCTCCTCGCCCGCCAGCTGGGCCACGGTGAAGCCGCCGGCCTGGAAGGCCTCGCCCCGAGCGGCGGGGCGGAAGCGCCCGAAGTCGTCGCCGAGACAGGCCAGGGCGTCGACCGCCCCGTCCTCGATACGGGCCCGCTCGGTGGGCCGGTAGGGGACCATACTCACCAGGGTGCGGCGCACCCGACGTGAGTACTTGATGGCCTGGCCGTAGGTGCGAGAGCCCAGCATGATGCGGATGCGCCGGTCCCTACAGATCAGCCACAGCACCAGATCGTGGGTGAAGAGGGTCGACTTGCCCGCCGAGGGCGGGGCGTTGACGACCACGAACTCGGTCTCGGGCGAGGCCAGCCACTCCACCGCCCGCTGGCCCGCCTCCTCCTGCCACGGACTCCTGCCCCGGCCCAGGTAGCGCCGCCGGAAGTAGCCGAAGTCCGACAATGCCCGGGCCGCCTCGGGACAGAGCAGGTGGCGGGGCAGGGGATCGGCCAGGGCCAGGTCGCCGATGGCGGCCGAGAACCGCAGGGCATTGGCAGCGGGGTTGCCGTGGCCGGCGAAGCGGGCCGAGGCCCGATTGGCCACCGAAGTGGCCTCCGCCTCCGTCAGGCCCTCCCCGAGGGCCTCGGCCATGGCCTCCGCCCGCACGGTGTCGCCCCGGCGAACCTTGGCGTCCATGGCGACGGCATGGGCCTTCCACAGGGCATCGCCGGTCTTGCGGTTGATGCCCGCCACCCGGGAGGCCGCCACCCCCGACGCCCCCTGGGAACGGGCCCGGAAGTAGGCCCTGACCTTCTCGGGTGGGGTCCCGGTGCCGGTGGGGACGTTGTGCGGCATCGGGACCAAATACTACCGGTGTTGGCCCATCTGCCCAACCGATGGCGGGCCTGCCCAATCAGCCTAGAATGGGGCTCTGAC